TATCCAAACCGTAGACAGGTCATAGCCGCGTTCTATAACCCATTCAATCGCAGGGTCACAGGCGTGATGCTTTTGCAACCAGGTTACGAATTGTTTGTGGTCCATTTACTCCTCCTTGCCCGCCGCGGCGTCGCGGCGTTCACGATGCGCAACCACACGTTCAAGCGCATCAAAGGCCAACTCAATAAGTTTGTCCCGTCCTTGATCTTTTACCGTCACGAGTGCCACTCTCAATAAGGCATCTGATTGTTTAATCATCTGGCACAAGAGAAGAAGTTTCTTATCCGTCATAGTCCCTCCTAATAGTCCGAAAATTTCGTCATGTTCTTGTAGAATTTTAACGTCGCTATCCCCGTCGGCCCCTGCCGCTGTTTCGCTATGATGATCTCCGCGTTGCCGTCGTGTTTGCTTCTGTCCTGTTCATAGTAGTCCTGCCTGTAGAGGAGGATGATAAGGTCCGCATCCTGTTCCAGGTTTCCGCTCTCACGCAGGTCAGACATTTTGGGGCGCTTGGATTTTCTGTCCTTGTGTTCCACGTCCCTGTTGAGTTGCGCAACGGCGATGACAGGGCAGTTCAATTCTTTGGCAGTGAGTTTCAACCCTCTGCTGATTTCCCCAAGTTCATCATTCCTGTTCTGCCTCGCTCGCACGGACCGCATGAGGTGAACGTGGTCAACGATTATCACGTCCAGCCCCTGCTCCATTTTTAGACGACGGCATTTCCCCCGCACGTCCAGTGCAGTCATGGAAGGCGTATGGTCAATCATGACCGGAAATTCTTTTGTGGTGTCCTCGATGCCAAGCGCCGCCATTTCGTCCGTTGAGAGATTGTGTTTCAATGCCGCTTGGAGATTGATACCGCAGGAAACGCAGATCATCCGCAGGACCAGCTCCTTTGCGCTCATTTCCAAACTCATGAACCCCACGCGCTTCCGCACCTTTGACAGATTCATCGCAATCGCCACGGCCAGGGCGGTTTTTCCCATCCCGGTCCTGCCGGCGAGGTAGCACAGATTCCCCGGCCGCATGCCAACCAGGAGTTCATCCACGGCGCGGAACCCGGTATAAATCGCATTTGGGCCCGTCCCACGGGGCGTCTCCTCGAGCTCCCGCGTGATAGTTTCCCTCAAGACCGCGCCGTCATGGAAGCCGCCATGGCGGGAGCGACCGGCAAGGGCCGTGACTCCGGCATCGAGGGCATCCAACACGGCAGCAGGATCTGCGCCGGCGGCATTCGCGGCCTTAATGGCCCCACCGGCGGCGTCCAGCACTCCTCTCAGGACCGCGAATTTCCGCACGATGGCCGCATAGTTTTCGACGTGTAAAAAATCCGCCATGCCGTCGGCCAACGCGGCGAGGCTCATGATGTCCCCTTGATCCGTAAGCCCGGCTCCAAGGACGGTCAGGTCAATCGCCGTCCCCGCCTCCGCCAAGAAAAGCATGGCGGCATAGATGCGTTGGTGAATTGCGAGGTAAAAATCTTCCGGCCTCAACTCCGCAATGACGCGGTAGAGGCAGGAAGGCTCGGCCAGGATGGAACCCAGGACCGCCCGCTCGGCGGCGGGGTCGTAAAGGACCTTCACCCCCGGCCCTCCATGCGCTCCCGCTCGAACTCCGCCCGCATGGCATCGAATCCCCCGGCGCGGATGCAGTCCCCCGGCGTGGGGTACTTGCGGTCCTTCCACTCCTCAAAGAGGGCGGGGATGTTTTCGCAGGGTGGGGCGGGTGGGGGTGGGTTTTCCTCCCCGTCCTTGTCCCGGAAGCGTCGCCAGGTCCGGACCACGGCTTTCCAGTCTTTGATCGGTTTCCCTTTTTTCAGTTCCCAGCCTTGCGCGTAGGCATCCACAAAGGCCTCACTATCGAAACGCCTCTCCCCGATTTCGTCCAGGTATGACTGAACCTCGGCGGCGGTTGGCGGGATGAAATCCCCTTGCTTCTGCTTCTTTTCTTTTAGAGCGGGAGCGGGAGCGGGAGCGGGAGCGGGAGCGGGAGCGGGGGTTATCCCCGTTGCATGCAAATGATTGCCACTTGCAGCCGTTTGCATATCAATTGCAGTAGTGTGCTTCTGTTTGCGCCGCTCGTGCATGGCCTTTGCGGCTGCTCGCCGTAGATCGGATATCGTCTCCCCTCGGGCTTGTCGCTCGAATTCCCGCTCCATCCTTTTCCGCACATAATCAGGCGCATGATCATAAAGGTCGTGGATTTGGTATAGCCCGGAGTCTGCCTTTTCGATGAATCCGGGCTGTCCGACCCCGCCACAGGACGCCAGGGCTTCGGCAAGTTCGCCAGGGCCTCCTTGCCACTGGCAACGGGCTTCAACGTCCACGGCGTCGCCTATGAGGGCATCGCCGCTTTCATACGATGGCTCCCATAGATATTCCAAATATCCCCGGATGAACGGCTCTGGCAATCGGAGCATCCGAACGAGGCGGCTAAATTTTCGGTGCAGCCGTAGGTTGGGCCTGCCCATTCTACCTCCTAAAAAATGCGCCCCCCAGGGTGTCATGAAAACAGCATCGTGGCCGGGCGGCCAAGAGACGATCTTCCCCTGGGAGGCGCAATCTGAAATGGCATGGATGGGATAATGCTATTTTCATGACGCTCCCATCCTAAACCCTTCCGCCGGGCTTGTCAAGCGGATATTAGGCGCCATCATGCCCCCCCCGTGCAATCGGGAACGCCTCATGCTTCACACCGTCCAGGAGGCCGCCAAGTTCCCCGCCGCATCGTATGGGATCAGCGTGGCGGTGTAGCGGGCGTCGTCCTCAATCTTTGTGATTGCCTTCTCCAGTTCGCTCACGGTGCCACCTCCTTTGATTTGTAAATCCGCACATCAGCTACACCCGCTGAGACCATCCCCAGGGCCACCGCCGCCGCGTAGGACAGGTCCAGGACCCGGCCCGCGATGTAGGGGCCACGATCCGTGATTTCGACCACCACGGCCCGCCCCGTGGCCTCGCAGACCACCTCCACGACGGACCCCATGGGCAACGTCCTTGACGCGGCGGTCATGGCGTGCATGTCGAACGGCTCCCCCGAGGAGGTCAAGCGTCCGTGATGCCACGCTCCGTACCATGAGGCGATGCCGCTCTCGGCTACCGGGGGCCGCCATGGGGTCCCCCAGCCGTCCGGGATTACCGGACGACTGCCCGGTGCCCAGGCGATGCAGGGCGCGAACAGCAGGGCGGCGAGGAGGAGGCGCGTCATACGGGATTGCGGCGGTGCATCCCGAAGCCCCGCGTCCCGTATTGGGATTTTTTACGCTCAGAACGCGCCCTCACTTGTGCACAGAAGTTTGCGTTAGACGGGATGTGCCCCGGTCCGCTGTGCGCGGATTTCCATTCGGCCTCCAAAGGCGCGATCTCTGCGGCGGTTGCACACGATATGCACCACGTTGCGCCACAAGAGCAATACCATTTTTTATTCATAGCTCACCTCCAGTCATTTCTCCGGCTCCCCCAGGGGGTCGCCCGGATGCCACACGCCCTTGTACCATGTGCAATTATCCGCGCACCATTGCGCCCGCTCCTTGGCGTTATTACAGATCGAGCATGGGAATTGCATATCAATGCCTGCGGTAATTTGGAAACTGTCTTTCATAACTCTCCTCCTTTCAGATTAGAAAACGGGGCGCGGGCCAGGAATCCCATTGACGGCGGCATGCGGCATGAAGGCGTCTCTGCCGCCATATGTTCCGCCAATCGGTCCTGATTTCCCGCGCCCCAAACTACAATCGCCCCGTGGCCGGAATTGATACCGGCTGCCGGGATACACTGTTTCCAGTGCTCGCTTCTCCGCCTAATAGACGGAAGGCTACATACTCGCACCGGCGGTAGCCTAACAGCGTGTCCTTCCACGCCGCACGGGGCGAAAATCATGGTTTTATGATCGTACCAGCCGGCAGGATGCCAGACTGGAGGCTGGAGACCATCCAATGCTCGACGTGAACCAGGATGATCTTGTCCCGGCGTCCGGGATCCCCGCGGAGGTTCTTCACGATGTTGTCGGGAACGGCCAGGTGCAGCTTCCCGGGCCCGCCGTCCCGCCCACGGGCGCTGTCATAGACGAGACCGGAAGCGTCCAGCACCGTCACGGCAGGATGACCAAGGAACTTCCCGAGGGTATCCTTCTGCTGAGCGTTGAACTTGGCGATCACCGCTCCTTCTCCTTCTTGTCCTCAAACCAGATGGTGATAAAGGAGTCCTGCACACTTGAAACGGCCATTCCTGGGTCAATGAGGATGGATATCCGGTCGGGGTAGAAGAACGCGGTGCCGACCGTACGTTGCTTGTAGTGTCCATCATTTTCCTTGAATGAGTGTGAGATTGGTCGAACTTTCTCTACGGGCATGAGTACTCCTACATGATTTCGTCAATGTTGAGGCCATCGAGACTTCGGAACGGCGTCACGATGCCGATCTCGGCGCAGTTTCGATGGCACAGTGGGCAATGGTGGTTGCGGATTGAGAGTCCAATGATGTTCTTCTTCTTCGCGGGGGGTTCAAAGCGGTAAATGCCGGTGATCTTGAGTGTCTTTTTGCAGTCTGGACACACCGGTCGGAACTGGGTGCCGCGGCGGGTCTTGGGGAATTTCATCGTTCTTTGCCCTCCCTGGCCACCAAGAGTTTCTTGATTTCGCGCCGGGCGGCCCTGTAGGCGTCCATGGCGCTTTCTCCGAGATCCATGTTTTCGATGGGCGCCGCGTTCTGGTAGAACATGCCGGCGAGGAGTTTGAAGAGGACATCACCCTCTGGCTGAACGCCGCCGAAACTTCCACAGTGAATACGCAGGCGAAGATCGTGGGCGAAAAAGTCGCCCTCGAAGACGCAGTCCACGGTGTAATTTGGGAAAAATACCACACAATCCCACACACCTGAGAGTCCGACATGTTGCAGTTGCCCGCCATCAAAGAGAAGTGCGTTTTCCACGTCCTCCGCGGGCTTGAACGAACAATTTTTGAGGGTGCAGTCCGTGAAGTGCAAGATTCCTCCTGGGAAAATGCAGTCCTCAAAGACGACATTCTTCCAAAAGATGCCCATGGATGGGAAAACGCACTCCTTGAAGCGCGTCACCCGACTCAGGACGCTCGGGAAATACTGGATGCGGCCGGTGAGCATCAGCGGCTGATGGTCGGCGTAGTGCTGGAGCGCGTACTCCATGGTAACGAAGTCCGTTATTGGGTTGAACGGCACTTTTGAAAGAATCGTGGATGATCCCAACGAGGCTGCGCACACTGAGGTAGTCCGGTTTTGGTCATTCATGCCTATAGTTTAGGCCAAGATGTGGGCTTTGTCAAGGGGATGTTGGAGTAGTGGGGCATTTTGCTTGACAATCTACTGTAGATTGCCCATATTGTAGGGGATGCCAGTCTACTGCATTGCAGACGGCGAAATCTTTAAACTACAGTCCGTGGTTGTGCCCAGGGACGATGAAGAGAAGGCTTTTTGGCGATTCACGCTGTCGTCCCCCCACACGCTCGGGAGGTCCAAGGGCCTGCCCGTGTTGCTGTTTTGGCCCTGCGTTCTCTACGACTGGAAGCTGGGCCAGAAACTTTTGGAAGGCGATTACCTGGAAGTGGCAGGGGAACTGTCGAAGAAATGGCACGGGCCTGAGCGCCAAAAGCGCTGGTCAACCTCCTTGGTGGTCACGGAGATTAAGGCCCACACCCGCCCGGCGGATCCCGCGGCGGCATCTGACCCAGGAGGTCTACCGTGAAAATTTTAGGAATCTTTTTGCTGGCTCTGTTGACGATCTTCGCCGTCGCGTGTTTTCTTGACGACGATCCCACCAAGCCCGATCCGTTGCCCGTCAAAGACAATTTTTATGATGCTGAACTGGTCGCTGATGGGGTATTGGGCTGGGAGACAATGGTCGAATACCCGGGCATGTATGTCGGCTATTATGGGGATTATGTTGTTGGCACACAAGATCATTATGTTCGTTGGGCGTCCGAATATGACATTACCGAGCGTGTAGATGGACAAGATAAGCCAGTGATCGTGCAGACACGTTTCACCGTAAGGGATGCCACACAAAAGCCAATATTTGTTTTTTGGATTGATAAGGATAAAACCACCCGTGAGGGTAGTACGTGGACTGGTAAGGGGTGGAAGAAACAGGGTGGACGTTATTTCGTCCAACTGGACTGCCGGTAAGGAGGACATCATGGAAAATTGGCTGGACTACATTGTTATCGCCGCGGCCCACATGGGCGCCTTGGGTGTTTTCGTCCAAAAGATCAAGCTCTTCTTTGAACTGCCTTGGGTGGTGTTCATCCTCAAGGCTGTGAAGCTCGGGTTCCTTGTGCCGTTCATCCCCATCATCATCAACGTCTGCGCTGGCATTCTCTCCGGCATTGCCCTGTACGGCGGCGACGGTTTAAGTGTGCGCGACGTTGGCCTCATCATCCTGGCCATCGTGGGCGCTGACGCCGGCCACAAGGCCGGCTGGCGGCCCTTGGTCGCCAAGCCCAACGGAGCCTAAGAATGTTCAACGGGAAATATGTCCGTCTCGCTACAGGCGTCAACGCCGCGGCTGGTGTAACGGTCAGTTTTGCCGTTGACACCGCCGAAGTGCTGGGGTTGTACGTCTACTGTACACACGGTGGAGCGGTAACACAGACCCTCACCTACACCGAGGACACTCATCTCCCCGACAATTCTTGGCGCAAGGGACCGGTTCAGACCTTGGCAGCGGCAGGATCCACACTGACTTCCGCCGCCAGTGCAACCGTGTGGTCCCACCGCTACCCGTTGCAAGTCGTGGCGTGCAACCGGCTCAGTGTGACATTCCTGCCCTCCGGGGCCACCACGGCCTACGAGTTGGGCTACTTCACGGGGGCGCAACGTGAGCAATAGCTTTATCCCCGCGTGGCTACCCGTAGGTCTGATTGACGGCGGGTCCTACACCTATCCCTCCGGCGTTTCCCTCTTGGGTCCGAACACCATCCAGCTCGCGGGCGGCACTGCCGCCGCGCCATCATTGCGCTTTACCGGGGCCTCAGCCAACACCGGGTTTTATCTCTATGCGGATGATTCTATTGGAGTGTCCGTGAATGGCGTATATTCTACGAAGTTCGATTCTACTGGCATTATCACTACGTCCAATCTGGCGCTGACGGGTGCAAGCGGTGGCATCATAAACGCCACCCTTGGATCCCTGTACTTTCAAAATGGTGGGCAGACATTCGGTAACGTGATTACGACAGGATTCAATACAGGGTATGCCTACAACATAAATATTGGCTATGGTGATTTGTACAAGATCGGATGGGTGCAGCAGGTCGTAGATTCTCCGAGCGGGGCGGCCTTTGCGGACACAGCCATAGACCTCCCAAACAACAGCATGATTGAAGCCGTTCTGTGCAGAATCAATACAGTGATTCCAGGCGGCAAGGTTTTACAGGACGTAGGGACCCCTGCCGCCACCCAACGGTTTTATTCTGGCGGAGCATCAGGTGCGCAGGGTACGCAAATTTACGGCATGGCGCATTTAGACCCTGCCGCCCTTTCCCCTGGTCCAGTACAGGCGGCTACAGCCAAAGTGCGGCTGACGTTTGACGGCGACCCCGGAGCGACTACAGGGAAAATTCGCGTCCTCGTTTACTACCGTCGGTTTACGGCACCAACGAGCTAATGGCAACAACCCGGTACTCTGTGCATAGCCATGGTTCCACCTCCGAGGCCATCAGCCGGCAGCCGGTAGTTGCCGCAGCACAAACGGCCTAAGGAGGGTTTATGTCATTCTACAAATCGCGGATTCGATCGTACCTGCTGTACCAGGCGGGGCAGGTGTCCCCGACCTTCGCGTCGCTGCACTTGCAGTCCTCGTTGACGGTGGATGTCAACGCCACCATCGTCGGGGATGTGTCTGCCGCCAACGTCGTGGCCTCCGTCGGCATGAGTATGGCGTCGCTCACCACAACCGGCGCCGCGACCATCGGCACCACGCTGGACGTGACCGGGGCGGCCACTGTAGGCACCACGCTTGGAGTTACAGGAGACGCCACACTAAGTGCTAACGCCAGTGTGGGCGGCCTTCTCAGTCTTGCGTCCGGTGCCGCTGGGGGGCTCAAGGTCGGAGCTGATACATATTTCACTCGGGGCGCTGCCGGTGCGCTGCATGTTGGAGCCAGCGCTGGTGGATACGACGGGAAGTTGAAGTGTAAGGAATATGAAGCAAACACGTTGGATGCTGGAACAAACGATGTTGTCAGGCCCATCATGAGCGTCCACACCACGACCGGATTGGCCGCGGCAGGCTTTGGGACTGGCTACAGTTTCTTCGCGGAGAATGCAAGCGGGACTGAATCTGAAATTGCGAGAATAGACGCAATATACACAGATACGGTCGTCGCAACCATGGGCGCAGACATTGTTTTTTATCCCGTGTCTTCCGTTACTGGTGTCGCCTCTTTTGCGGAACGCCTTAGATTGACAAATCTTGGCGTTTTGAAAAGCTATTACAATTCAACGAATGCCAACAGTGCCGAGGAAATTCTTGTCCATCAACGGAATACAACCGGAGCGGCTGTAGTCGGAATAGGCATAGATGAAGTGTTCAAGGTGGAAAACGCCGCAGGGAACGCAGCGACTACGGCTACTTGGCGGTACACGCTGACGGATGTGACTAATGGCGCTGAGTACGGCAAAGTTGAACTGTACGTTCCAATAAATAATTCGCAGGTTTGTATTGCTTCCTTCGACGCCAAGAACGACCCCAAGTGGAGCTTCTATGGAGGCATCAACCAGATCAGCGTCACGGACCTATTGATCTCAGACAAAACCGCCACGTTCAACGACGGCGGTTTGGCCGGTTCCGGCGGAGGGTGTGGCATTCTGATCGAGGAGAACGCTGCCATCACCGCCTACTGGAAGCAGAACGCGGGCCGCACGGGTTGGGAACTCACGAGTTCCGCCGCGCCGACGCGCATCCTCAGCATCATCACCCCCACCGCCGCCTCGGAGTCCCTGACGATGAGCGGATCGCTCGACGTGGAGCTGGATAGCGTCATCAACCAGGATCTCTCGTCTGATTCCGCAACCGCCGCCTTCGCGGCCCTCAACGTCTCCGCTGCCGGCGGGTTGCTCCTCGGCACTGCGTCTTCTGCCGCCGGCCTCCTGAAGATCGCCAACGCCGCCAACGCCTTCCTTATCAACGTCACCGGCACTGCTACGGCGGCAGACAAGAACATTGCCTTCCCGGATGCCTCCGGCACGGTTGCGGTCTCCGCCTCCGGGGCTATGAACCTCAGCGCCGCGGGCGACATCACGGCGGACGATGCCGTGGCCGACGGGGCCACCAAGGGCGTCGCGGCCTTCAACGCCACCAACTTCAGCGCCGCCGTTGGCGTGGTCAACACAATCCAGGGCATCAGCGCTGCCGCAACGCCGGAGTACGCGGGCCTCACCCTCACGGGTGCCCAGACCGGCACCACGGCGACCTTCTCGGGCGCCGTCCAGGGCCTCGTGCAGACTCAACTCGACATCATCAACGCCACCGCCGACACCGGTGCCCTAATCGTAGAGGATTGCGAAGCCGGCGACGCCGCGGCTTGGACCGAATCCCACGACACTTTTTGGGACATCGCCGACGATGCCGTGACCTACAAGGTCGGCACCGGGTCACTTAAGTTCACTTGCAGTGGGACAGCCGCCGACAACGATGTCTGCTACCTCCCGACGGCTTCCTTCGTCTGGACCGACATTGACCGTGTGGGGTTCTGGATTCGCCCGAGCATCGCTCTCGATGGTGGCGACATCCTTCTGTACTGCTACGATGGCGCCGGCGGGACCACCACCAACGAACTGAGCCTCGGCGCCCTGGTGGCCAACACCTGGGTGTATCTCTCCATGGACATCTCGGGTTTTGTGAAGGGTGACATTGACCGCGTTGGATTCAGCCTATCGGCCGCCGGAGCCGCCAAGGCGTTCTACGTCAACGTGGACAACATCGCGGCCTGGGACGAGACCTACACCACGGCGCTTACTCAGGTCCCCCTGCTCGGCGGGTGGCGCGGCACATGGCAGTTTGGGGATCTCGCTGCGGACAACCACACTTCAGTCGCGGTTGCCGAGAACACCGACTTCATCCAGGATTACTCGGCGACCAAGAAATTCGTCCCCCTCACCGACTACAGCGGCAAGGTGCTGTTCCTCAACTACTGCTATGACTAAAAAGACCATTGATATCAAGCCCTCGGGCAAGAAGCCCGGCCGAGTTTTCAAGAACCTCAGGGAGGCGCACATCGCCGCGCTTGCGACCAAACCCGGCCGCACAGAGAAAGAAGAGTGGGTACTCGCTGAGTTGCGCAAGAGAACAAAATAACCCAAAGGAGATAAGACCATGACCGACAAAAACCTGACACCCGAAACCCCCGAAGCCGACATCCTTGCGATGCCGGCCAAGGACGCTCCCCCCGCCGCAGACACCACAGCGGAGATGGAGCAGGCATCCAAGATGTTATTGGAACTGGAACAGAAGGTACTCCAGCAGTACCAAGAGGAACTCAACGCCCTCAACGCGAAGCACAACGTCGTCCTGCACCCGGTCTTCATGGGCGACGTGAACCATGACGGCGAGTACCAGTTCAAGAAGTTCATCAAGGCCGTCTGGGGAGGGCCGAAACGTGCCTAAATCCGATGAATCCGAGCCCCAGCGCACCAGGCGCTATACGCGGCAAGAGAAGGCGGGACCGCCCAAGCGGCGGTCCCGCCGCGGATTCTCCATAGATCCGCCTCCCCGCAAGGTCGAACTCGACGAGGACTACCAGATCCGCGTCGGCATCTTCAAAGGGGATCGCTTCCACGAGGTGGACGTGACCGAGGCCAACCAGGATGGCTCCTGGCTGACGCTGGTCTGGAAGCGCAAGACCTTCATGAAGATTCAGAAAATCTTCCTCCAGCCCGAGGACAGCTATTACAAGATTCTGCCCATCAGCGAGGACGTCACCAGAGTCCCGGAGGGTGCGAGGATAGAGATGGCGCCCGGGCGGGTGCAACAGCCCATGCGGGCTCCCGCCGCGGCACTCCAGGGGGCGTCCGAAAACTACGACCCCTCGAAGTACAGGGAGCAAATGGCCCTGGATTTGGAAGATGCGGCGGTATCGCAAAAGGCCGACCTGAGATACCCGCGTACCCCAAGGGTGCCGCCTCCCGAAACCCTCATTCCAGTGATGCCGGCGACAGAGGCCATGCCAGACCTCCCGGATGTCGAGCAAGAACAATGAGCGCCCTCCCGCAGGTTCAGGCCGCGCCCATCATTCTGAAGCACCAGTATCAGAAGGACAAGGCCTTTTATTTCAAGCCGACCGGAGAGAACTTTTTCGCGTTCTGTGTTGAAATCCTGAACATGCACTGGCTCAAGGAAAAACCAAACAAGGATATGGCGGACTTTTTGGCTTCGCCGGATTACTTGCCATGGCGCCTCATGGCTGTATGCCGGGACTCTGGGAAAAGCACGTTAAGCGTCAACGGCTTTCCGATATGGGACGTATGCCAGGGGATTCATGAAGGTGACAACGGCAGATGCCACTTGTTTGATAGCGCATCTATTGAGTTGGTGGCATTGCACCTGGAAGCAGTACAAAACCAATTACGATATAATGAAAGACTCATAGAAATGTTCGGTGCGTTTTACAACCGTGAGGCCTGGACATTCAAGCGCTGTGTCGTGCTCCAACAGTGGGACCACAAGAACAAGACTCGCCGGGAAGGCACATTCATGATTCGCTCGACAATGAGCGAAATCACAGGCCTGCACTTTACGCGGATCGAAGCGGATGATTGGGTCACGAAAATGAACACCCGCACAGACCTTGGCATCCAAAGGGGCATTCAGCACTATCAGGAAATTATTAGCGTTCTGGATAAGGACATCGGGCAGATGCGCATCACCTGCACCTTCAAGCATTGGGCCGACGCCTACCAGCACATCATAAAGAATGTCGCGCAGAAGTTTTCTTTCTTCATCAAGGCCGTTGGGGTTGAGTACGAGCGCGGCAAATGGAAGGACCTGTTTTTCCCGGAGAAATTTTCCGAGGAAAAAATCAACGACATCAAAGACTCACTTTCAAAAACAATCGGGGGAGACCAAGAATTCGCAACCGAGTATTTACTCCAGCCCGTTGCGGAATCCACTAAGACCTTCGCAGATGAACATTATCAGGAGGTTGAGAAGAAGGACCTCTTCCCCATTCGTTGGACGTACATAGTCTATGATCCGGCAGGATCATCCGAGGACAAGTATAGTCGTTCTTGCGACTTCATCGGTGCCCTCGGCGTGGACCATTCGGGCAAGAATATGGTGCTGACGGATGGCTACATGAAGCCGGCCATGCAGCCCGTTGATGTGTTGAACAGCATCGTATTTTTGTGGAAGATTCACAAAAGCAACTTGAGGGCCATCATCATTGAGGACGTAACATTCGGGAAGTTCATCTTAAAGATGTTGGATGATTATTGCCGCGAGCATAGCGTCTACATGCCGATTATAACGTCAAAGCCCGAGCGCAAGCACAACAAGATCGAGCAGCAAAAAATCCTGCAACCGCGTTGGATGGGCAAGGGTATGTGGTTTCTCAAGGAACTCCCGGAAGAAATCCGAGTCGAGGCCCGCGATGAATTCATGCACTACCCAAAGGCCTCTTATAATGATCTGCTTGATGGCATTGTAATGGTCGAACGCATGACGCGCTACATGCCCGACGAGATCGAAAAGGCCAAGGCGGAGACCAAGGCATATATCCAGGCCGCCAAGGATGGGATACTTCAGGTGAGCGCCGAAATGTTTTTCGACCAAAAGGACAAGCCCGAGGAAGACAAGCAGGACGACGACGAGATGACGGAGCAGGCGGATGTCGATCAGGTCTGGTAGCTACAGCCGCCACGCCAAGCAGTGGAAGATCCGCCTCCAGGAGGCGAAATCCGCCATGGACTCCATGTCCGCGGGATGGTCGGAGAACGTGAAGCTCTACAACGGCAAGAAGAAGTTCAAGGGAAACGTGGCATACAAGTACTACATTCCGGCCGTGTACCAGAAACTCAAGATTCGTCGCGCCCAGGCCATTCCCGCCAGCCTTGATTTTGTGGCATCTGTGGTGGGCGAGAACGACCCCAACACCAATGCCCTCGTCACGGCCTTACTGAACTCGCAACTCCAGACCGAAGAGTTTATGGAGATCCTCAACAAGACCGACACCCAGATATTTTGCAAGGGTTACGGTTGGATTCAGGCCGACATTGAGTACATCACCAACGAGGACGGCGAGGTCATTGTGGAACGCATCAAGCCGGTTTTCCACCGCACCGAGGACGTGCTCTACGACCCCAACGCAAGGCTCTTCAGCGACATTCACTGGATCGCCGCCGCCTATTGGATCACGGTCGAGGAGTTCCTTGCTGACGATGGTTTGTTGGATGACGCAGTGTACAAGAAGAAGGACAAGATTCTGAAGGCACACAACATCAAGCGCACCGACGACGACGGCGTGGGTTGGATCGAGCCCGTGAACGTCGTCCCCACACACACCAAGCGGAGCCTGGGCAGTAAAGAGAACTCGGATGAGAATCTCTCCGCTGACCCGCGCTTCTATCGCTTAAAGATTTGGGAAATATGGGATGCCGCGTTGCGGCAGAAAATCCACATGGAGGACATGACGCTTGCAATCTGCCTTGAAGAGGACTATCAGATCAAGAGCCAACACTTCAAGTTTCCGATGGTCCCGCTCAGTTATACCGACGAGGATGACGAGGAACTGCCGCCGCACCCCGAGATCGATAACTGGATTGACTTCCAGAAGCAGAAAATCAGGCTCCGCCAGAACCAACTGGAGGACGCCACGAAGCGGGTGCGAGCCTTCTTGGCCCTCCCGGATGCTTTCAACAAGGAAGAACTGACCAAGGCTATTGCGGGGTCGCCGAAAAACCGCGTGGTATTCGCCAACGGCGAAGCCTTCGGCGCCATGGACACCAACCGGGACATCAGCCGCCTCATCATGCCCCTGCCGGAGAATTCAAGCCCACCGGATACCGAGTACATCTCCAGGGCCATTGACGCCGACTTCGACCAGACTTCCGGGATGGGGCCGGCTGGTCGCGGGGGTCTGCCTGTGGCTTCAAGCGCCACAGAAACCAATGCCATGATGGGCATGATGGGCGCCTCCGCGCAGAAGATCGGCATGAAGGTCATCAATGCCGCCAAGCGCTTCGCCGAAATGTCGCTCATCATGATGGCGGAACTCTTCGAGGAGGAGACCGTCGTCCAGATGTACGAAATCGGACGCCCGGCCGCGTGGTCCACGCTGAAGAAGCGCATCCTCAAGAAGGGTCGCTTTGCCGTGGAGGTCTACCCCGGGATCAAGGGCGTCATTGACCGCCAGAGCATGAGCATGGAGATCCTCAATACTATCAAGACGATCTTCCCCTTCGCGCAGGCCAACAACCTCGACCTGACGCCCATGGTGAAGCGCCTGATGTTCCTCCAGGGCATGAAGCCCTCGGAGATTGAGTCCGTGTTTAGCGGCCGCACGGAACTCGCCAAGGCGGTCTTGACGGAGATCATGCAGTCCCTCCAGGACGGCAACGTGGATCAAAACGAGATGCAGGTCATCCTTGGCAAGGCGACGATGCTGGCTAAAGCCAACCTCGGGCCGGCGGACATCGCCGAATTGCAGGGCAAGTTCAAGGGCTCGGGCGGCCAGGCCCCCGGCCCGCAGTCGGCCGCGGGAGCCGGGTCTCAACGCACCGAGACGCCGGAACTCGCCCAACAGGACATGGGGCGTGGCCCCGGAGGCATGTGATGAAAAGATGGAAGTTTTTGCTTTTCATTTGGAGATGCAAGAAGAACACAATCGCTTCCATGAACATTTATAGATGGATCACTATATTTGCCATCTATCCATCTCAAGCGCTTGAACTTTACAGGGCATTGAAAAACCAGGAATCTGATGAGAACCAAATAAAGCGTTTTGGATTTAATGAATTCAAGAAGGCGCACATGAAACTTTTATCAGTATTGGAGAGTAAGTATGCCCATCTATGAGTACAAGTGCCAGAGTTGCGGCCTGAAAATGGAACGGCTGATGGACCACTCCGAGCGGACCATGGCCATCACCTGCGAGGACTGCGGGCACACCGCCCGCATGGTGCCGTCGCAGACTAGCTTTTCAATGCTGACCCGCAAGCGGGCGCAGATCCTCAGCAAGCAGTTCGGGCGCCCCATCGAGAGCGACCACGACCTCCGGGTGGCCCGGCAGATCACCAGCGTCAGCCCCCAGGGCACCACGATGGAGATGTCCGGCCGGGAGTTCGTCCGGCAGATTGATACCGGCGAGCACCGCCCCTATCAGTTGGACCGCAAGAAATTCAAGGACCGCGGGATACAGATCAAGAAGCGTCTTGACGAGGACGAGGAGTTCCGGCATCTTGCCATGCAGGTTGGGGAGAAGTCTACGCAAGAATTTGAAAGAATCGTTAATGATCCAAACCAGGCTGCGCACACTCTTGTGAACATGCCCAAACACTAAAGGAGAATGACCATGAGCGAAAACGCACAGAAATCAGAACCCACACTCCACGACCTGCGGCAACGCATGAGGGAGCGTGGTTTGCAAGAGATTGAAGAAGCATCCAAGCCCCCCGATGAGAAGGGGGTGGACGATAAAGCATCCGCTTCACCCGCGAAGACTCCCGCACCGGAAGCCACCGACCCCAAGGTAGGGGCAGAGGAGGCGAAAGCCCAGCCCACGCCCTACACCGCCGAGGAGTTTGACCAACTGGCCAAGGACCCGGAGTTTCTGGCGAAGCTCGACATGGAGCGCGTGAATTCCAAGGAGCTGCAAAAGAAGCTCGAGGCCGCCAATGCGTTTTTCGACCGGCGGGCTAAGGAATTAAAGCAACACGAGAGCACCATGATCGAGAAGGAGACGGCGTTACAGTCCACGCTGGCGCAGGCCACGGAACTCGTCAAGAAGGTCCAGGATCAGAATGAGAAGTACAAGGAGCAATACGGCGAAATTCCTGACGAGGATCCCACCATCAAGGCTCAAGCCGAGAAGCTGGCCACCTTGACCCGTCAGCAGAACGAGACCCAATCACTGCTGTGGGCTCAACAGCGCTACCAAGACTGGAACACCACTACGCCTCAAGAACGTATGGCTGTGGCTCAAGAAAACCCTCTCCTGGCGGAACTGGCCATGGAGCGCGACGGCAAGTATCTACCCATCGTTGCGGCGGCACTGCACATCGAGGCGCGGGAAAAGAAAGAGAACTTCGATGCCCGCGTGGAACGCGAGGTGCAGGCGAGGGTAAAAGTGCTGGTGGAAGCGGCCCGCAAAACCTCGGCCATCAAGCAGTCCGGCCTCAGCAGGGCGGCGCGAAGCGAGCCCCCGCCGAAGGTGGAAGCCAAGCCAAAGAAGGAAAACGAGGAGCCTCAGACATTCGGGGATTCCTTGCGCGAGCGGATGCAAGGCAAGTTGAAAGAAAATATTAAGGGAGGATAACCCTAATGAGTTCGATCTGGACCCAGAGCGGTACTTCGCTAAGCCTGGAACTAACCACGCTGGCGCAGTCCTGTCTCACGGACGAGTCTAAGAACATTTACGAACAGTTTCTCAGGGACCATCCCTGGATCAGCTACTTAAACGCGAGAAATCGCGTCACCGAGGATGGCGGAGAGATCATTCTCCGCCATGCCAAGTATCGCAGTGGCCGAACCGGGGAATGGTTTGAGAGAAATGATACGCTTCACGCCGACTTCCAGGAAACCCGAGTGCCCTTCAGCACGACCTGGAAGAACTACGCCCAAGGCATCATCATCCCGCTGATGGACCTCATTGTCGCCAAGAACAATTCCTGGGGACCGGCGCTTGACGTGATCGCCGAGCAGACCGAGGATGCCGTCGCGGCCATGGAGGAAGGTCTCAACGCGGCCCTTCTTGGAGATGGCACAGGACACGGCAACAAGGTCTGCATGGGGCTTCAGGGCCTCGTGCGCCGCAGTCCGACATCCGGGGCGCTCTTCGGCCTGGATTCCGCGTTGTGGTCGTTCTGGCGCAACGCCAGCTATAACGTGGGCACCTACGCCACAGCCGATGCCGCCACGGCTTCATGGCTCAACTACGGCTTCAATGGCCAAGAGGACGATCTGTACTCCATCGCCAAGACCGCCATCAGTGAAGGTTCCATGAAGCCGGACTTGCTCCTGAGCGGCCCCACGCTTCAGATGTACTACGGCCACCAGGTGCTCAATAATTTTGTCCAGGTGTCCAGGACCGACGCGGACATCGGCCGCATGGCCGTCATTCTGGATGGTATGACGTGGGTTACAGACAAGATGCTGGAAGACCTCCAGATTCACCCGGCGGGCAATCTCTACATGCTCAACTCAAAGACACTGGAACTCGTGGTGTCGAACGAGTGGAACATGAAGAACACCGGGTTCAAGGATCTCACGGCGAACCAGCGCCTGGCCATGATCTGCTTCATTCTGTTCCGGTGCAACTTCATCATCACCCAGCCGATGTTCAACGCCGTGATTCACGGCTACACGGCGGAACTGTAGGAGGTGGCCTATGCCCAATACCTGGGCTCGTAACCGCTATCTCGATGCAATTTCCCTGGGCTCGAAGTACTCCGAGTACGACTGGCCCCATTTCCCCGCGACAGTGCTGAACAGCACTCAGCGTGAGTGGGAACCCGGCTTGCTGGTGGGGGACGGCTTCGGCAATATCTACAGCTACGTCAAGTATGTGGATACTACCGCGGCAGTAGCCGGCTGTTTGGTCGGCCTCTATCCGTTCGTCACTGCGGAAAGTGAAGCCACCGCCATTCACTATGCAGCAGGCAGTTCTGTCGCCAGTGGCTACATTGACACAGACCTCGCCGGTCTCACGGAAAACCAACATCAGAACAAGTATATCATTGTTGACGGCACGGATACCGGCGCTGGTGCAGTCGCAACCCAGCCGTTCATTGGCGAGATATTTTATCACTATGCCACCAGGACTATCGCCGGTCCAGCGGACAAGACCCTATTCCAGGTCAAGCGGACGCGGCGCGCCGAAGTTGGGTCCCCCTTGGGACCCGGCTATCCCCAAAACGCTGCCGGCACCGCCACGCTTCCGAAGGACAACTGCTTTCTGCGGTTGCTGGAAGAGTCCATGTTCACCGTCAAAAAGTGCAAGATTGACGACACCGATCTTCACGCTTATCCTGTCGGCGTTTGTCTTGGAGACGTGTCCATCGGCTCCACGACCGCCCGGTACACCTGGATTCAGGTGTTCGGGATTGCTCCCGTTTTGCTCAATGCAAACGCCACCGTGGCGACGGCCGGTCTGAACATCCTCGGCTCCACGACGGCCGGCGAGGCTGCTTCCGCGACTGGAAGCGAGACTGAGTTCTATCTTGGCAAGAGCGTTCTGCGCCACACGCAGGTCAACCTTGCCGGTCTCGGGTGCTGGGCTTTCATTGATCCGTACACGAAACTGCGGTAAACACACAACCCCCCGGGGACGAGGGTCTCCGGGGGCTTTTTGAAAGGATGACCATGGAACCGACAAAAAATCCGCCGAGCAGGTACAGAGACTTCGTTCCAGCAGGGGAGGATCCTGGCATCCCGCTGAACCGGTGCAGGCTGGAGAAGGACGCCAACGGGAACCCTGTTCTTTTGAGCGGCAGTCAGGACTTCATCCCGGGCCCTGACCAGATCGCCGAGAAGAAGGCGGCCGAGGCCGAAAAGGGTATCCTGGCAACACCCCCAGAGCCCGGCAAGAAGATCAGCAATGCCGACCGGCGCTTCATGCAAATGGGGGTGCGGTTCGTCCAGCACTACATGCAACAGCCGCACAACGCCAGAAAGGGCATCATCAAGGCGCTGAAGAGCCAGGCTGCGCTATCCGCCCTGGCGGAGGTCGAGCGCATCCCGGCGTTGAAGCAAATCATTGAGGAGCGCATGAAGGCATGATCTACCTGGACGATCTGCTGGCGGACGTACAACACGACCTCGGCAACCTCTGGAGGAACGTCGGGAACGAGTTTCTCCTGAAGGCGATGGATCGCGCCTGTAGGGAAATCCAACAGGAGAACAAGTTGTCTTTCCTTCTGGAGACCGAGGGGAAGATATTCGTCCGAGCGGCCTACGCAGCCACTATAGTTGCGGCGCCCAACAGCACCACATTGACCCTCAGCGGCAAATTCAGCGACTTGGCCCCGGTCTATTGGCAGACGATCTGCATGGTTTATCTGCCGGCCAACACGCAGGTATACCGGGTGGCCGATCTCGACACAGGTGGCTATATTGACGGATGGCTCTACAGTAGCCCTAATACCAGCCTGAAGCTCCAGGATGCCTTAGAGAACAGCGACCTGACCGACCTCGTTGGCGCCACGGCGTACATCTATCAGGACCGCTACGCCCTTCCGGCCGACTGTGGCTACAATGACGAACTGATCGTGAAGGACCGCAAGGCCGCGGTGAGGCTCAGGAAGTGCTCGGACCTCTTCCTGGAATACCGGACCAATGGGAGCTTCTACATCCTCGGCAACCCCCTTGCCTATCAGCCCGTGACGACCCGCTGGAGCGGTTCCACCTACCCTGACAACTACGACCTTAACTGGGTCTCGTTCTGGCCTCCGATGTGTACCGACGACCGCTACCTGACGGTCCATTACTTCAAGTCTCTCTACACCCTGTCTAAGTTCCCGGGGGGGCTCTCCCGTCCCGTCATCCAGGCGCCGAAGGAGTTTCGGGACGTGTTCTACTGGAAGCTGATGAGTCTGGCCTACGAGAAGGCCGGCAGCCAACTCATGGGGCAGGCCGAGATCCGATATTCTCGATGGCTTCGCAAGATGGCCGCGCAGAACAACGCCGACCTGGCTTGGGAGGCCAACATCGAGGAATACCCGGAGGGCACCATTGAAAACGGACCCTATTTCAACGTCCAGGTGACGCTACCCTAATGGCCAGAATACTTAATTCCTATGCCGTGACGGAATTGTCGGGAAGAACACAGAACATCATCCCCGTGTCCTATGTTGACACGAATGCAGCGTTTGCGGCGCTTGACCGGGCCACCAGGACCATTGACGGCCTGGCCAGTTGGTCGTTCCTCCAGCGCATTGGAGTTGGTTTTACTGTCACGGGCAATAGCATCGCAGTCTCCAGTTTCATAACAGTTGGAGACATCTTGAGCGTCAACAAGGAGATGAAGTTCTATGCGGCCGGGCGAGCCTATCAATTGGAACAGGTGCCGGTAGCAGAAATCAGAAAGAAGGCAACCACATGGCAGGATGCCATGCCTACAGCATTCGCATATTATCGTGACGGGACTACAGAGAAGTTCTATTTCAATGGCGCACCTACGGAGCCACTTCCTGTCGTGTTGCAACTTTACTACAGCAAGCGTATGGCATTGCCGTCTACGGATCTGGTTACAACTAACCAAATTGCTTGTGAGTTGCCGGATAATTACTCGGAACTTGTGGTAGATGTAGCCGTATGGCAGCAGAAGGAGAAGTATCTTTGCTCGCTGTCAGAAGTTGATAAATCGAACGTCATTGAATCGTTGAGGCGGTTCGCCCGCGAGTACAACGCTTCCGTGGAAGAGATTCAAAACATCAATGATGAAGCCATCCGGCGAGGACAGTAAGAATGGCGCAACGCGACCCCCTGGTGTGGGGCTTCGAGGTACTCAGAGGTCTTTGGAGCAATAAGACCACATGGCATCCCGACAGGGAACACTTCATTGAATATAATAATTTGGAGAATGCCGGGGAGTTCAAGCATCTCCGGCGTGGAGGGGCGCATACCGTAGGGTCGGTGGTGAGCGGGAGCAGTGCATATTCAACGAACATGCCGCGTACAGGTATGGATTTCAGCTATATGGATACCACCACTACGGGGACAACCATCAGTCATAAGCTGGCCGTGATGCTTGGGAACTACAGCATGTACACAACTGAAACGGGTGCGTTGGTTAGTTGGAGTTCCGCATTCCCTGCACAGAACGATAGCGTTAATTATACGGCAGAACCGAGTGCCGTATCTTTCAAAAACCGTTTGATAATCTGTACATCGGCTCGTCCGAAATTGGCCGATAACCTAACGATGAATTTCAGGGTGGGAGGAATGCTTGAGAATCACATGCGATTTTCGGGGACGGCGGACAAGGATATCGCATGGAAATACCCGAGGGGAAGTGTGCTGATAGCTGATGGCGGCAGGCATGTCGTCAAGGGCATAAGGACACTCCAACCGATCAGTTATTCCAGGACACCGCTGGGCGTCGTGACGGTAAATTTCTCGTCGACACACATTCTCCAGGCAGGGCAAAAAGTGAATGTCAGCGGTATTCCATTGGCCAACGGTGAGCGAACCCTGGTGACAGCGGCGGGCACTGCGATATCATTCAATACCACGGAGTTGACAGCCCTCCTCACCACGACATTGAGTTCCGCCAGGCTCGAAGACTACAGAACCTTGGAATTAAAGGCAGATTATAGCGCCGTAAACTTAAGCCCGAGCAACAAAAGCATTTATGGCAATCGCAACGGCAACTTGCTCATATTTGATCCCAACGAGACGCGGACATCCGCAAGTCTAATATCGGAAGCCGGCGCCATAGCGCCCGCCTCACAGGTAACGCTAACGCCCTACAACTATTATCATGATGACTCCACCAACGGATGGGTCTGGACGGGCGATACCGAACTTGCGGCTGTTCTCTGTACTGTGATATCAGGAGATGCGACTGTGGGATTTTCTTCCGTGATCCCGGCAGGAGTGGACACTAATGCGGTGTTTTACTTGGATGGAGCCGCCTACAGCATTCTGTCCATCGCAGCCAATCGGTTGAGCATGGAAGTCAAAGCGGAAGCATCTACCGGGACAACCGGGGTCTATGGTGGGCCTGGCGAGATCATAAACGTCGCTGCCGGCCTGAATGAGTTGGGTCTGTCCACGCATCGCTGGGCGATATTCTACGGCAAGTTGAAGTGTGACGTGGCCTACAACTACTCGTATGCCTACTACAACAGTCTCTCGGGGCATTTGTCTAATTTGGCGCCAACAACACAAATCATTGTGCCGGAGAAACGCTTCAACTTTCTGATCACAAACTGGCAAGATCTCGGCGGGGCTCACCCGCCAGTGAATCCATTGCACTATGACACCATCATTTTCTTCCGAAGTGCCGATGGTAGCTTGGCTATGCAGGAGATGAAGCGCATCAGCAGCACGGCTCTCAGCGCCGACATAGATATTGTGGATGCCGTGGAAGACACAGCCTTGGGCGCCATCACTGCTCCGACGGCCTTCAATGCTCCTCCCCCACTATTCCACCAGATTGCAGAATATCAGGAGCGGATATGGGGGATAGATGCCATTGATCGAACTAAGATATGGTTCAGCGCCGACGAGGGACAGATCGCAACCGTGGATGAAGACGGCATGGGTGTAGGCCGCGCCGAGGAATGCTTTCCGCCCACCAACTACATCATTGTGCCGTCGGTCGGTGGCATGGCGCATACCATAATCAAGGCCGGGAACATGTTGTTCGTCGGCACTGACTACGGGTTGTTCGTCGTCGTCGGTTCCAACGAATTGAACTACGGGTTTGAACACATTTTCGGGGAGGACGGTGTGTACCCGGGGGCCATCACGGAATACCAAGGCCCTCTGAGCCGCGGGACCCCTGGAGCGTTCTTTGTGACACAAGGGATGCGGGCCTTCGTCATCGCAGCCGGTCTCGGGAAGCATGAGATCGGTATTCGCGTAGCTGATAAACTCGTAGGCTTTTCCAACCTAATTGCAGACGAGCGGGGCCTGAAGATCCATGTGAAGCATGTCAATGGTTCAGCCAGGGGCACCAACCTGACCGTTGGCGCAGGAAGTTACCAGTCCGTCAAGGATCGTAATTACATCATGATCCATGGCTTCAAGGGTACCGGCCCAGGAGAATTAGACAAGGGGCAGATCGAAGCCCTGGTGTATGACATCGAACTCGATGCCTGGTACTACCACACCCTGGAGCACAATATGGCCGGGACGTTGAACGATCAATCCACCGCACAATGCCCACTGGTCTTCCGATCATCCGTTTTTGGCTTGCCGGTCATTTTTGGTGGGCACATGGATATTGTTGGTGGGTTCTACTATTTCAGGATGGATTGCCTCTACAATGATTTGTTGACTACGGATGTTGGTACGGCTTACAGCGCGAACCTAAAGAGTTCGTTCCTGGATTTCAAGGCGAGGAAAGACGTGAAAGTCTTATACAAGGCCAAAGTCTACACACCTTCGTCTGGAGCGTTTACATTGTCCATGTACCGGGATGAAAGTGTGATCTCTTCGATAGATAATTTACTCCTGGCCGCAGAGGGCGAACCTCTCCAGGAGGCCGATGGCAAGGAGAAAGTAGCGCACTTGATAGCGAATCGCGGCTTCCTCCAGGGTCATACATTCGCGTTGGTTATTAATTTCCCGGCGACGGCGGGATGCCATGTGGAATATATTCAATTTGAGTATCAACTCGTGGCGAGGCCGGAATAATGTTTGTCGCTAATTCTGTAAGTTTAGTTGAGTCTGGGTATGGTAGTGGCGGCGGCAAGGAAAGCGGTGGAACTAATAACCCCCAGGGGTACGGAGCCACCACCCTGCCAGGGCATGATGTAAGTATTGTCCAGAAAAAAGGCGTGTGGTACTGGAGAATTAAGACCAGAACCGGGATTAAAGAACTTCCCGAGGAGAGTTTCATTAGCGTGTATTTCACGGAACATTTCATATTCACGTTCGACGCCCGCCACAACGAAGACGTAGCTAAGGCTACAAAAGTATGGGAAGTACAACTCCTCAAGAGCAACAATATCAGCTTAAAAGGTGATTTAGTTGTATTTGAAAAGATCATAGACGAGCAGTACCAGAAAGGCTGGTTCTTCGCCCGGTCACATGCCTGGTGGATAGAACCAGGTACGGGCGAGCGCAAGCTCCACGAGAGCGAAGCGTCAGAACTGATGCCATTTCCTACCGAGAGCCGCTTTGTCATCCCCAAGGGCCTGCGCAGTTTTGAGATGTACGAGGACGGTGTATATCCACAAGGATACAGCAAGGCCGTGAGCCAAATAACCGTGACCTATACTCCTCCTGAAGACATGGACGGATTCTATGGCGTGATGCTCCTAATGGAGGGATATGATGGATATGATGGCATTGAGACGGTAGCAACCCACAGATATCCCAAGGAAACTTTGACGGTAGGATCGCCTGCTACATTCGTGAAACGCTTGGAGCCCTATGCGCCAGTGGTTATCCAGAATATTCCGACCGGGTTTATATCTACCGGGGGCACATGGACTCCTGGAACCACGCCATCCGCATCCTGCAACCGTAGAATCAAGAAGATGTTCGGGGACAGCGAATACTACGGGGAATTTTGGTCCCTCATGTCAACGCTGCCGAACTACCAGGCGCCCGTCCCTGGTTTCTACTCCCTTGAAGTGAAGCACGGTGATACATTGGTGTGCAGCAACGAATGGGACCAGAGCAAGGAAGTCGCCACAGATTCAGTGGAGGCCATCGTTGACTTGCTGGGAGACTCCTCGGGACTGGAGCCGCAGGGCAAACTTATGGCATTCTGCAAAAATACGACGCATTCCTTCGCAAGCACCTACACTTATACATGGTGGCGCATCGTCAGGAGTTGCAAGTTCTACTTGGTGCCAATCAACGAGGCAGGCGTACACCCACCCTACGATACCGGTGGGCTCGTGCAATATTGCGCCCTTGATGGGATCGAGAGTGCGCCGCAGCCTCCGGCTTTTGTGAACGCTTATCAGTACGAGAACCAAAACAGCATTAAGTTCTACTACACGGCGGGCGCCGAGAACAACGTGACGCACTTCACGGTCTACCGTAGGATATATACGATCGCGCAGAATGAGGAGTGGTTGAAGGTAGATAACGTCAAGGCGAAGGATTCGCTCTCCTATCAGACGAATATCACTGAAAACGCCTACGAGTATGTCGATGCGAACATGAAGGGTATTGCCGGGAACACCTACGATTTCGACACGCTCATTCAGTACGGTGTTTCAGCCACCGACAAAGCTGGGATGGAGGGTCCGATTCGACTGGCCCAGCACTACAACATCTCCGGCTTAGCCGTCCCGGCCATCTCCTTCAGGCGAGGGGCCGGCATAGACCACAGCGTATATGTCGTAACGCGCAACAACACATTTAATCTATTCTGGAATTCAAAATGCGATTGGGACTACCAGAACACCGGGAATAACAACGGCTGCGGGAATGCGCCATTCTTTGACATGTCTCCGAGAAACTTCACGGGGCATCCTATCGGAGATAGCGGTGCATTGGCCTGGGATCTCACCGGAGCCCAAGGCTGCTTTACCTTGACTTTCCCTGACACGGCGGCAGGCGTCACGGCTGCGAATAAATGGCAGAGCATCATCCTCCAGGAAAATGTCTCAGGCTCAGTGCTGATAACCCTCCCCCCGACACGCGGGGGTTTAGGACGCACCCGTTTGTGTATCCCGGGCGTAGGATACTATGGGATAATCATACGATATTCCAGCACGGTAGGAAATGCTGGGACTGGCTTGAAAGTGTTGCGTCTCTACCCGAACACAACGACAAGCAACCGCTACAACCCCCCCGTCCTGGGTGACTACACCAATGGATTGACGGTCATTACGGCCTACGCAATCCCCGCAGCCGATTACTTCATCTCAACCGGGATAGGCGATGACGGCGCGAACGTCGTAAGCATCACGCGCTTCAGAAACGGCTGGTATTGGCCCAACACTGTACCGTCTGCATTCACGCAGGGAGAGATCCGTCTGTCTCGCCCTCTCGGGGCACCGTGGTCCTCGACTGTACTGCAACGCTACGAGGCCTCGCAGTTCTACTCCGGGCAGGCCGTGACGTTTAGCGCGATGCTCAAGGAAAATAATAACTGGTCAAATCGAACGGGCTACTTCACTTGTCGAGCGTACCTCATCGGGACCGAGGACAAGTGGGCACCGCAAGCGGACATAACAGGCGGGGACATCCTGGGCTACAGCGCCGACATCCCCATAGACCTGAAAGACATCATTGGAAACATCTACACCAAACAGATCATCTACATAACGCTCCCAACGTACACCTCATGGGCTAATGTGAAATTTGTATATGTTGAATTCGGAGCGTTCTATGCGGGAGCGAGTGACGTAGTGAGCGACTACAGCGTGATCGAGCCTATGCTGAACTACGGCTCAGAGGCGGCGCCCTACACGAACATGATGGGGTATAACCTTCTGGACAAATTCGCTGCATCCCCCACCTCGGGGACCAACCCGCCGAACCCTCCCGACGAGGACCCGATGTGCTATGCCGTGGGTCAGGATGTGATGCTCGCGGACGGTACCACCGTCAAGACGGAGGACCTGAAGGAAGGCATGATATTGAAGTCGAGGGGACGCTGGGAGAACGTCCTCGTGGAGGATTATAATCTCGGGCAGAAAGACACACTGATCTTCTGTCTGGAGAACGAGGCCACCGTCGAGGTCTCGGAGTCTCAGTTCTGTGTGGTGGAACCCAACCACCGCTACGAGGTCGCCACCGCCATCCGCATCGGCGACACCATGTACTTCGGCGAGGCCCTGCACCCCATGCGCGTCCGGGAGATCCGCAAATCCCACAACACCGTGGTTCACATACGCACCACCTACCCCCACCTGTTTTTTGTCAACAACATCCTTTGCCACAACATGAAGAAGGGATGAGCGCATGACATACTTGGCAGGAGGAACGAGCGGATACCGAGTCGAGGCACTGGCCCACGATAAGAAGAACTGCGGGGTCAGCCTTGTTGGGTCTTATCCTGACGGAGGATCTGAGCAACTGATCGTGATGGACGTGAAGTTGACGGATAACATCAAGACGGCCTCAAGCGGCATGAACGCCGCGTTCTACGGCGTACAGTTTCAGGTCAAGACCCTGACGCCCTGGGCGACTGCCAAGAGCCTCACGATGGGAGGGATGAAGGTCCTGGATCTGATGAGCGGCACCACTTACCTCGTTCAGGTCCGGTTCTACAACGCCGCCGGGAAATGCTACACCATGCAGATGAGAACGAACATCACCGAAGCGGAATTTGACGCCGAAGTTGTGAAGATGAACGACTGGTTTACCGCGAGGGGTACAGTCGAGCAGCAGCGCGACATCGTGACAGCGATGCAGGCGTTGCTCTGAGGAGGACCTCATGGGATCTAACAAACGCGGGTGGGAACAGCAGTATGCACAGGCCATGCAGGGACAGGCCCAGATTGCCCAAGATCAGTGGAATCTCTATGAGCCCAACCTGAAATACCTCATGGGGCAGGCCAGAGAGCAGATGAACCAGGGCCTCGGGGCCCCCCCCCAGTACGTCCGGGAGGCATTCGACCGCATGGAGGGCCTCACCCGGGACGAGTACGCCAAGGCCGGCCTCAACGCCGAAGAGCAGATGAGCCAGCGGCTCAAGCAACAGGGGCTCAACGGCTTCGTCAACCCCAATGCGCGGGCCGAGATGTCCCGGCGCACACAGGTGGGCCTGGCGGGCCAGGAGGCCAACACCCTCGCGGGGATGCGCCTCCAGGAGGCCCAGATCGGGATGCAGCAGGTCCTCAGCATGGCCGACATTCTCCGTGGGGGCACCGGGCAACTGGCCGCGGGTGCCCAACAGGGCTGGGCCAACCAGATGCAGGGCCTCCAGTTCCTCATGAATAACGCCGGGGGCTCCCAGTGGGGCAACGCCATGGCCGGCGCCGGGCAGGGTGCCGCCGTGGGCGGGGCCTCGGGTTCAGGCTACGGCGCGGCCATCGGGGCGCTCATCGGCGGGGTTGCGGGGTATAACTCATGAGTTGGGAGGACGAGTACCGCCGGCTGCGGGAGCAGCAAAACCTTGAGGCCATGGGGCAGTCCGGGGCCGGGGTGCTGAACGATCTCTCCTTCCTTCAGCGCCAACAGGACGAGGAGCCCGTATTCAAGGCCGTCAAGATGGATGGCAAGGGGAACGTCAAAGTGGAGGGCAATATCGCCGCCCTCCAAGGCCTCATGGGCCGCATCCAGTCCCAGGACCCGGGCATGGTCGAGGCCCTGAACCCGGCGGCCGAGCAGGCCCAGCGCGACTCTGGCCCCCAACCTACCCTCGGCCAGGGGGCCCAGGCCATAGCCGCGGCTGACGCCCAAGGCGGTTTCTGGGGCGCCCTCAAGGGCCTGGCCATGCGGGCGGGTCGCGCCGGGGGTGGCCTCCAGAACTTCGACCGCCGGCAGGGCATCGGGAACCTCCTGGGCCTCCTGGGCGCCGTGCCCCAGGGGGAGGCGATGTACCAGCAGGAGAAGGCCGGGTTCGAGGACCGACTGGCGGGGTACAAGATGCGCATGGCGCAACTGGAGGAGGGGATCCGGGATGGACGGTTGAACCGGCATGTTGCCACTCTTCGCGCAGAGAGAGAAACAATGGCCATCCGGAAAATGGCGCAAGAAGAGAAATGGAACAACACGGTCGTGCCTGAAGATCAGGCCATCACCAGTCTCTCGTACATTCCTGAAGAAGGTCGGGGATTGGCCAGGGATCTCATGCGGTCCATGGCTTGGTCTGTGAACGCATCAACTACTCCTGGCGTCGAGAGGTACTCTACAACAAACGCCGACATGAAGGCTTTTGCTGCATGGTACATGGAAACAACGGATTTCAGCGCCAAGGATAGAACGCGGGAGCAAGAGATGGCTCTTTCACAAGCAAGGGCCACACTGCAAATAAATGCAGACAAACGCGCCGACGCCATCCAAGCGGAAATATTGAAACTCGGCGATCCCTCTGATGACAATGACGCAAAGAAAGCGAAACGGCAGAAGTTGCAAAAGGAGTTGGACCTTGCCACCAATATCACCAACAGAATCCGGGAAGGCGGGACGCAATGGGAGCGTGCCGTCTTGGCCAGTGAGACATCCTTGGAGAATACTGCAACGCGGGTGGCGGCGCAAGATGCGGCCGTAGCGCGCAAGGCGGAGGCCAAGAATACTATCCCGAACGAGAAGATAGCCGGGAAGTTGCGCATTTTGAATGCCGCCAAGTTTGCGGCAAAGAACCGCGACAAGAATAACCCGGTGTGGGCATTACTCGCCAAAGAATACCCTGATCTGAAGATGGGGCCAGGAGCGGACCCGGACGAGTTGTTGGCGGCGATAGAAGACGAACGCGCCATCTACATCGGGAAGTCGGCAGACAACCTTGTGTCTGAAGGCCTGGACACTTATGGGCTACCTAAATCAAAAGAAGCTATAATGAGGCTTTCAGAAGATGAGGCCCGGAAGATCACACAGGCGATGCGGCGCAAAGGATACACCGAAGAAGCAATCAAGGAAGCCACACGCCGCTGGATGGCGGGTCAGTAGATGCCCAACATCTTCGCCGATGCCTTGAAGGAAGAAGAGAAGAAGCCGGCGGCTTCTGGCAATATCTTCGCACAGGCGTTGGCCGAGGAAGTTCCGGTCAAGCCCGAAGGCAAGCCCCCGCGCTTCGCCGCGGTGGCCGGAAAAACACTGCCCATGGGGCAATTCGACGAGACCGCGGGGAGTGTGGCGGGGGACGCGCTCAAGGGGATGGGGCAAACCACGGCAGGAGTCTTCGTCCAAACAGGGAAGGATGTCCTCGGGCTCGCCGAGGGCGCAGCCGCCACCATCTCTGGCATCCCGTCCTTCCTCGGGGGCCTGGCCGCCACCACCTACGATGTCGTCAAGCAGACCGCCCCTCCGTTCGTCACCTTCGGCGTAGGGCCAGAATCCGAGCCCGGAGAGGGCAGGGATATCTTCCACATAGACTGGGGCCGCGCCAAGCGCGTCAAGGAGGAGGTCAACGCCTTCTTGGGGTACGAGCCCATGACCGAGGAGGGGGCCACCTACGCCTCCCTGCCGGCCGCTCCCTTTGAATTGTACGCCCAGGGCGTGTCGAAGGTGGGCGGAGTCCTCGAAGAGAAGGCCGGGATCCCCCAGGAGGCCACCGAGATCGCCGGAGAAGCCGCACTCCTTGGGATGGGCGCCGCCTTCAAGGGTGCCAAGGCCGCCATCCCCAAAGGCCGCTCCCTGATCGCCTCCATCGTCGAGAAGGCCAAGCGCGACCGGCCCCCCGTTGTTACTCGCCCCGGGGACGTTGCCCCGGGGGTCGCTACTGGCCCCCTGGAGCCTTCGCCCGAAGCGCCCAAGGCCCCCGAGGCTCCAAAACCCAAGGCGCCCGATGTTCAAAATATTGAACAACCTGCGAAAGCCTTGACATCGGAGACTCCGAAGCCCACAATAGAAGAGGGGATAACGGTAGCCCCCAATGGAAGCACGATAGTGGAGGTGCCTGCCAGTGAAGGCCCAGCCGTTCCTCCTAAAGCTCCTGCTCCAATCCCGGTCAAGCCCAAGAGGCTTAGTCCTCAAGAATGGGATGCCCTGTCCCCAGGGGAGAAGAGGGCATACCAGGAAGCCTATGCTGATTATGCCGAAGCGATGGAGCGTTACGGCAAGGAGAAGGAACTTCTCGCCAAGACGGACGATCTCACTGGAGCACAGAATGGACGCGCTCTCAAGGAAAGAATTGCACAATCCGAGGTGGCGGGGGAGGAAGTATATTATGCCTCCCTCGACATTGACAAATTCAAGAAAGTCCAGCAGAAGATTGGCAACCGCGATGCTGGAGGGGACGCGGTTATTAAATCCATATTCAAAGAACTCAAGGAAGAACTGGATCCATCGGATATCTTCAGGAAGCGCGAGGGCGGCGACGAGTGGGTGGTACGAGGGAATGATCCGGCCGCTCTGGAAACAATGCTGGGATGGGTGCGCAAGAGAACTCAAAAAGCGGTTATAGAATGGAGAGATGAAAATGGACAAGTCCGAAAATACACAGGCGGTTTCGACTTTACCTTCGCCATTGACCGAGACCTCGCAAAGGCCGACGCCATCCGAGATCGAATCAAAGATTCAAGACCCGCTGAGCCCCCAACCGGGGGAGTCGGCCCTGGATTGGGTGAGACGCCTGCCGCAACGGGGGACGTTCCGGGTAATCCTCCCGCCAAAGGCGCTACCGCCAAGCCCAAGAAAGCCGCAGTAGACAAGACCGCCGGCAACAGCATCTCGCAGGACGCCCGCAGTATCGGCTTCACGCGGGAGGCGGTCATGGGCGACGGGCGGAAAGACCCGCGCACAGGGAAGCGAATCGAAACGGAGATCGGCACGCTGGCTGAGACGGGCAAGAGAACAAAGAAGGGAGCCAAGACCTTCGACCTAAGCTGGATCAAAACCAGAGACGAGGCCGGAACCGTAGGTATGAAGGGTCTCGACCAGATGCGCGGCGCCCTCATTGAGAAGGGCTACAATCTCGAAGGCGTGTCCGATAGTCTGCTCCTCAAAATGCTCATCGAAGACGACACGGCCCGCAAACAAACAGGAAAGGGAAAGCATTACCGGGAGCTGGAGGAGGAGCGCCAAGCATCAGAGGCAGAGATGCCCCAACCCGAGGACCGCCGCGCCGCCGAGCGCCCCGAGGGGGCCCCGGTGTGGACAGAGGAGCAACGATCCAAGCCGGCCGAGGACGTGGTGGACAAGACCGCCCCTCTCACCCTCCAGCAGGAAGGCCCCGCCATGCCGACGACCCAGCAGGGGTTCGGGCAGGTGCAGGCCGACATGGTGGCGAAGGACGTAGCCAAGAAGGAAGTGGAAGCGGCCGCGGCGGCACCGAAGGCTGAGGACCTGCCGATGTTCAAGGAGAAGCCAAAGACCCCATCCGGCGAGGCGGACGTTGGAGGATACGACCTCAGCGGCGTGTCTCCAGAGGCCGGCAAGGCGGCCACTACCGTTCTGAGGAACACGGCGCAAGCGGTAGAACTCCCTGAGATCGTGAACATCTTCAAGCAGATCAGCGGGAAGTACCCCCAGGTGGTGCGGAAACTTCGGGGGGCCCTCGGACGCTTCACGCATGGCGCGAATGATATCAAGGTGCTGGCTGAACTGTCCGCCAATCCCGGGCTCATGGAGCGCGTCCTGGCCCACGAGGCAGGGCACTTCGTAGACACCCTCCCCAAGGATGTGACTCGCGGTAATATCCTGGGGCACCTGGCGACCCTGTCCCACAACTTCAAGAAGCGTTACTGGCCGATGGGTGAGGAGTTGACCAAGGCGGACATGCAGAGGATCTCGGCCGAGGCCAAGGCAATCACAGCCAAAGAGAAGGCTGGCGTGGTGGAGGAGGCGATCCCGGGCGTTACGCCAGACGACATCCGCGCCATCTGGAACGATAATGCCGCCCGCGCCAAGTATCCCGACCTCTACAACTATATCGCTAACCTTTCGGGCCACAAGAAGGCTTCCATCCTGAAGGAGGCCATGAAGGGTGTCGTGGACGCCAAGCTCGAAGAGCACTTTGCCCAGAAGAAGAACTATGTGGACTGGGCTGCCAAAGAGAAGGAAACATTTCATCGCCTCCTGGACGCCGAGCTCAAGAAGCGCCGGGTGTACGACGCCGGCGCCATCACAGAGGAACTCAAGAACCTTTCCATGAAGTGGAAGCCCTTCGACCCAGCGGCCAACGCCTCGATGACTAAGTACCGCTTCAGCGCCAAGGAACTCTATGCCGACGCCATGAGTGTTCTCTTCAACGACCCCAAGCTCCTGATGCAGGAGGCCCCACAGTTCTACGCCGGATTTCTGGAGTTCCTGCATCGCAAGCCGGAGTTCCAGAAGATCTACTCCGAGATGCAGGAGCGCATCATGTCTGGGCGTACATGGGAATACCGGGACGCTACGCTCGATGCCATGTTCGACCGAGGGGAAGAGGCGTGGAAGAACACAGCCATCACGGACAAGGAGAAACTGTGGCCCACCCTGAAGGATGAGTTGTGGAACGTCGCCTCCGTTCTGAAGGAGAAGTTCGGGAATATGTCGAAGGAGTACGTCGGCTGGGAGGAGATGATCTATGGGATGTCCGAAGCCGAGGCCCACATGTCCATCCTGAACGCCGGCGTCTTGGAGAAAATAAAGGAGCATGGGTTCACGGAAAAAGAGATCGGCAAGGCGTTGATGATGGATCACATCGTCCTGGAGCGTAGCCACATCGCCAACCCCGGAGGGTTCACGAAGACTGCCGCCGAGGCCCACCTGGCCGGCATGGCTGAGCGCATGGGACCCGAGCGTTGGGCCGCCTTGGTGGACGTGGTCGAAAAGTTTAGAGAAGCGCGGAAGCCCCTATTTTCCAAGATGCGAGAATCGCAGATGTTCTCGAAGGAATTGATGGACAAGATCGAAGACAATGTAGGCTATGCTACCATGCAAATAGTGAAGTGGATGGAAGAGAAGCACGGCTCAGGCGAGACGGCCCACATCTACCGGCAGTACGGCACCTTCGAGGATGCGGCCAACCCCCTGACCGCCACCATAATGAAGGACCTGAGCATAATCCATGCGATCAACAGGAACAAGGCCAAGGTGACGGTCCTGAAGGGGATGCGCGAGATGTTCCCGCAGGAGATCCGGCCGGCCAAGACGAGGTGGGACGGAAAGCGCAACGCCATTGTCGAAAGCCGCGACCCGAAGTGGGAAACCATGATCTTCATGCGCGACGGCAAGACGGTCGGGTTCGATGTCACCAAGCGCGTCGCGCAGACGTTCGACATGTCTCCCTGGGAACTGTCCGGGCTGACGCGGATGCTGGCTGCGATGAATAAGCCGTTCCGGGACATCTTCATCAACTACAACCCAGGATTCACGCTGTTCAATGCCCTGCGTGACTTCAGGAGTGGGCTCAGGCAACTTCCCGGCAAGACTCCTCTCGGAGCGCCGGGCCCTGGATTCGTCCAGCTCCTACCTTATTGGGGACGGGGGTACAAGGCCGCAGCCCGTAGCCTTTGGGGCAAGAAATTCGACCCCAAGGTGCAGATGATGTTGGAGGAGCATTCGCTCATCACCAGCCTGGACTACGCTGGGATGGACAAGGCGGACACCCAGCTCAACAGGATGCTCTCCAGATTCGGGATGAGGAAACTGTACGACAAGCCCAACCACGTCGTCGTGAAGTTCCTGAAGGCGGTCCTGCCATTCTTGGAGCGCGTCAACCAGACGGTCGAGCGGGGTGGCAAGGTGGGCGCAGACCTATACCTCCGGGACAAGTTCCCCGGGATGCCGGCCGCGGAGCGGGCCCATCGCGTCAGGCGTGTTGGGAGTCCCCCGTTCCTCGTGAAGGGCCGGGCGACGCCGTTGACCAACAACCTTTTCCTGTTCGAGAACGCCTTCAAGCGCGGCTGGGAGGCTCAGTACGAGTCCTTCCGGGAGAGCCCCGCGGCCTACGCCTACAAGGTTGCGAAGTTCGACCTGGTGCCCAAACTCGTGCAGTACGGGATCACCGCCGGGCTCCTCGGCTGGGGGCTGAAGTCCATCATGGACGGCGCCAGTGAGTACGACAAGACCAACTACACCATCATCCCGCTGGGGATGACGGAAAACGGGAAGTCGGTGTACTTCAGGATCCCGCACGATGAGACCGGCAGGGTGCTTGGTGGAGTCTTCTGGAAGGGCATGGTCGGGATTAAGGCTCCGAACTCACTGCCATCAATCTTGGACTACACTGCCGGCCAGATGCCAATGATTGCTCCTCCTATCGGCTTGGCGTCCGATGCCATCCAGTATTTCCTGTTGGGCCAGAATCCGCAGGACCGCTTCCGGGGCACCTCGGCGGTCCCCGAGACCATTTTTGACGCCCACGACTACCGGAGCGTCGCCGCGTTTGTGAAGTACATGTCGCAGAAGGCCGGCCTGAACGCGGTCTACAAATTCAAGGCCGATGATGCCGGCCTGGTCGAATCCAAAATAGAAAAGGTCGTCGGATTGCCGATCGCGTCCAACCTACTCGGTAGGTTCCTGCGAGTTTCCGACAAAGGTTTGCGCGAAGAACTCCAGAAACCCCTGGATGAACTCCGCGTGGACAAGGCCCGCCAGTCGCTCGACCTCAACGATGCGCTGGGCAAGTTGATCGCAGGGAAGACGCTCGATGTCCGCGACATTCAGGTGATGCTGGAGCGCAAGGATACCGTGAACGACCGTCTCCTGAAGATGATGCAACGACGCTACGGCGACGCCTTTATGAAGGTGTTCTCGAAGGCCAAGACCAACGAGGAGATGCTGGTGGTGATCGAAAAATATCTGGACATTATGTCTAAGCGAAGGGAGAACTGAATGGGGCTGATGTACCAGATCTTCGACTGGATAATGCGCCTCCTGACCCTCGGGGTGGCGGTGTACGCGCTTCGGACGGCGCGACGGGACAAGGGGGCCGAGCACCATATGAAGGCCATGGCGGCCTTAGCGGACGACAAGATCAAGGATCATCGGTTGATGGAGGATCCCCATTCACAGTACATGCAGAAGGACGACTGCCAGGAGTACCACGGTGCGGCGCCCTTCCCACATCCCAAGGGACAATAAAAAGGCCCGGGCATCTTCACCCGGGCCGCGTACCCCACCGAAGGTTCCTTTTTTCTATACCACTTGGTCGGGATCTTCTGGATTGCCTTCGAAGGTGTCGCATTCCCTGCCCTCTTCTGGACGCCGGCCTCTGTCTATATCCGCTGAAGGTTTCTGAACCCAAAACGGGAGAGGGCAATAGCACTCGCCGATGATGCCTCCGCTTATGTGATCCCCTGGTGGATCTTGCAGGTAGTGTTTGCAGGTGCCGCATTCCTTTCTGAACATAATCATATGATCGGCATCGGCTCGGCCGGTGGGTATGTCGAGTCCAAGGACTTTTGCAGTTTCCTTCGCCACCCAGACAGCTTGGGGATTGTGCGAGTCCAAGCTCGGCGTCCACAATGTCAGTGGGCGCCCTTCAAACAGATGCACGCTTTCACAAGTGTCCGAGACATGCTTGGTGCCGAATGTTCTGGATTCTGCGATCTTCCGACCCTTCATCTTGCGATAGTTGTCCTTTAAGGAGCAGATCGCAAGGCCAGCATATGCCTTATCGGTATCGTAGGCGATAGTGCATCCCCCCTTGGCCTGGACCACGCCGGCCGCGTCCTTGTGCCTGATGTGGTAGTAGCGGATCATGGCTTCTTCTCCTTGGGTTTTGTGGCCTCTGCCTGGACGGCAAGGTCTGTTGGGATTGTCGGCGGGGGCATTTTCTTGAACATATGGCGCAATGAGTTGCTTCCATGCCTGGAATAAAAACAACAATGCCATTTCTTATTCTTAAAGTACGGCTTGCGGGTGACGGTGCGGAAGGAGAGGTCGAATCTATGGCCATGAATCATGGATGAATGGCTCACACTTACACCATCCCCAGGCCAATCGGCGGCCTTCTGCCAAGAAAGTATTACTAAAACACCCGAGACACCGACATATGAAGCCATGAGGATTGAGCCGGGTTGGCCAAAAATGTACATCTTGTTCAATAATCCAAATAAGTACACAATCAAGCCCCACAGGAAGCACCCCCAGAAGCATACATGCAAATTGTGGATCATGGTCATTTCTCCTTTCTTTATTTCTTTTTGGATGCCCGTATTTTATCGAATGTGCTATCCATAAATTCCCGGTAGATGGAAAGGATGTTGTAGTCATTTACTTCCCTGCCTGCCAGGAGTGCGTCACGCAGGAGAATGGCAAACTGTTGGGTGTTCGGGAAATCCATGTTTACGAGACACCTTTGGCAGATGCCATGGCCACAGATTGAGGCATTGGATTCGCCGGGATATTCCTTGTCGCAACCGTAACAATATCCCATTTCATCTCTCCTTGCTTGCCCCGCAACCGGGGCAGAATTGTTTGTCGTGGGCCGTCTTGCAGTACGAGCAGATGCACTGTAGCTTTGTCCCGAGGAATAGTAGCTGGCGTGCACCTGTTTGAGAACAAAAACTTGAGAAATCGCCACGACTTCGTTGCAACTCGAAAGCGGACTGTTGCGCCATGTCATCCTGGAGTTTCCCTTCCCAGGAGATCACGTCGTCCTCCTTCCCCGTGTCTCCGGGTTCACGGAGTCGCAGGAGAAGTGCACGAAGTCCGCGAAGCTCCAGTTGCCCCCCCAAGTGCAGGCGGGGTCGAGCGACTGCCAGTAGTCCCCGAGCGCCTGGTAGTCCGCCTTGGTGGCTTTGATGACGCCGTCGTCCTGGACATCGGACAGCAGGTAGAGGTCCATGGCGAGGCCCAGGCAGTGCTTGGACTTCAGAGTCTTGGACTTCCCGGTGCGGGATAGCATCTGCTGATGCTCCGGGGTGCGGTAGAGTTCGGCGATGAATACCTGCTTGCCGATACTCTCCGCGTGCAGGATGAGTCGTGCCAGGTTGCCGGCGAAGATGGCTTGGTTCTCCCTGAGGGTCACGGCTGCACCTCCTCCTTCATCTCCTGCTGGGCGATCTTCTTCAGGGACGGCTTGCGGGTGACCGTGCGGAAGGAGAGATCCAAGGCCACGGCAGGAAAAACGGCGTCAGTTACGTAACTGAACACGCTCGTGGGGAGTTGGGCGGTAGAACTGAAGGAACCCAAGAATCCAAGAATCTTCTCCGCCGTCTTCCACGCGTAGTAATTGGATGTGAATTTTTTGAAGGCACCGAGGCGGCCTTGGGAGCGTTGGATTTCTAAATAAACTCTTTGGAACACCACGTGTGCCGCTTGGTTCTCGATGCGGTTCACGGTGCGTCGGAAGCAGAATCTCAACAGTTTTTCAGTCATGGGGTCTCCTTTTTGGGAATAATTATTGGAATATTCATGCGCAACCATTCGGCAAAACATTTGGCGCAATGAGTTGCTTCCATGCCTGGAATAAAAACAACAATGCCATCTAGTCCCGGTGTTTCCCACCCGCATTTGGGGCAATAGTGTGTATTTTTAGATGGGGTTAAACGTGGATCATCGCCGAGCATAGTGTATCCTCCTTTCTGATAGCTTTCCTGAAAATTTTACATCTGCATAGATAGATCAATGTCCCAGCCATCATGCATTTGATTACCGCGGGGTGCTTCGGCCTATCATACATGTAAACCCAGTGATCCATCTCAATCTCTCTCAACACCTCAAATACGTTGAGCGCCTTCCCCTTGCGGAACATTCTTTTTCTCATCATGGTTTCCTCACAGTGGCGGCCAGCCGATCAGGTCCATGATGGGCTTGAGCCGGTCGGCGGGTTGGATGATGCCGGAACGGTTCTCATAGAGCCAGCGGGTGGTCAGCAGGCGGTTGTGGATACGCTCAAAAATGAGTTGGCCCTTGCGCTTCATCTTGCAGAAGCGCTTCATCAGTTCCCTGGAGTCCTGGACATCCTTCATGGCCATCATGAGGTAGAGATAGACATCATCGGGTGCCCCCCTGACGGCCAGGCGGAAGATCTCCTTGACGATGGCCGGGGTGACGGCTGGCTCCTCGCGCAGGATTGCCATGGCGGCCGCCAGGGTGCGGTACTGCTCGAACGCACGGCGCCAGAACTCCCGGCGCCCGCGGACCATGTTGAGGCTGTAGGCCAGTTGGGCGCAGGTCTCGATCTCGGGGACGTAGGGGTTGGGGACCTCCTGGACGCTCGCCGGAGGGGTGATGGCGAGCATGTGCGCCGGCAAGTGGCTGATGGTGGCGAAGGTGGCCTCTGGCTGGTCCTGGGACTCCATGCGGTACCACAGGAACCGCTCCCCGAGGTCCTGGTACGACTTCCTGAAGCTGTGGCAGACCTGGGTCCCGGCCATGATCCAGCCGATTCGGCCCCGCCACCGGATGGCCGACCGGCCCTTGGCGATCACAATGTCTCCATCATACACCTCCCTGAGTGTTTGCATGTTTTTCCTGAATGTCTGGATCCCATTGGCCAACAGTGCGCCGAAGTCGCGGACGATGATGGTGCCTCCGGTGCGCACTTGGTCCACTAAGCTGCTCTTTGTGCGGCTCACGATGTGCGAAGTGCGGAACTGGCCCTGGTAGCTGATGACGCGGTGCTCTTCCAGCGGTTGGAAAAGGTTGAGAGTGCTGGTCTTGCCGCAACCAGAGGCGCCGGTGATGATGAGCCAGACATGGCCGTCTTTCATCATGTTGCCGTAGATGGTTGCGGACAGCAATTCAGTTGCTTGTGGGTCTGGAGTGCCGGCGGTAAGCCTCGCCATGATGCCGTTGTCTCCGAGGGCGGTCCAAACGTCCTCCTCTCGGTAGCGGACATCCGTGTAGTGGATGATGCGTGTTTCATGTGAAACATCCGGGACTGGCACGTTGTCCGGCCAAGGGCGCTTGGTCTGCCGCTCCCACAGGTCCCAGCAGTAGTAGAGGGACTGCCCCTTTTGCAGGATACGGCTCGGCGGGAGCCTGTAGGCCCGGTGGGAGGGGAGCTTGTAGCAGACGGTGGCCAGGTAGTGGCTCACAGTTCCTTCAGCCGCTTCTCGATGGCCTGGAAAAACAGCGGCCCCAGGCCGGCCTCTTCCATGGCGTCGCCCTCGGTGAACCTCAGGGCGGCCAGGCCCTCGCTGGTGTCAGCGTGGTCTATGAGTGCCTCGATCTCGACCGGCAAGGCCAGTTTGTCGGTCAGGAGGGTCGCCTGCTTGCCGGGCTTGCGCCGCGCGGGGGGGGGAGGGGGTGGCGGCGGGGGGCCGTAGAGCGCCCCCGTGACGGAATCCTCGGCGAAGGTGATGTTGACCGGCGCGGAGGTCCCGGTGGGGGGGGAGGGGGGGGGTAGGCTGGGGGTGACGGCGAGCGGGCCTGGGACGACGGGGACGTGGATGTCGTCCATCTTCGCCACCACCTTCAGGACCTGGGGGGCCCCCGCGGTCTCGACTTCGGCTTGGGCGCCGAGGATCTCAGAGGTCTCGATCTCCTCGCGGAGGTAGATGTTCCCGGTCACGTCGGAGAAGATCTCTCGGGCGATCTCGGCCACCGCCCGCCATTTCAGCATCTCCATCAGGAACCGGGTGTAGGTGGGCTTGTCCTTGAAGACCTTCTTGTCGTGGTCATATTCCTTGGTGAGGCCGGACTTGATGGCGCGGTCCTTGGTCCAGACTGCCTCTCGGGTGATCCTGGGGTGCGTCCGGGTCATGGTGATGGTGACAGAATCCTCCTCGTTGAGGATCTTGTAGTCCTCCAGGAGCCCGGAGCGCATGATGAGGGCCATGATGAGCGAGCCCTGGCAGGTCACGCGGCCCTTGACGACGTAGAGCTGGTCAATCGCCATCATGGGGGGGATGTCGAGTTCCCGGGCCTTGAGCATGATCGCCAGGGCCTGCTCTGCGGTCTTGATGTGGGGCGGCAGGAATTGGGACTTGACGAGGATGGCGGCCTGCTCCCGCATCATAGCCAACTCCTCGGCCACCATCAGGGGTTTCGGGTCGAGTTTCGTGATTTCACTCATTGCATTCTCCTTTATTCGATCACTAATTTGAAGTTGTACTCTTTCCGCAACGCCAGTTCTATTGGTAGACCGTGCCACGTCTCCACGCTTTTATTCTCAGTTGGCAATGAACACACATGGCATAGATTAAGTAGATGCTTCAAGAGTTCCTTATGGAACGTCCGTGACACTAACGCCTGGCCCTGGCAGCAAAAGAGAGGTTTCTTGCTCTTGTCGGCGTCATCAATGGCAATGAAGTCCTGGAGGGCTTTTCTGAGAATATCCACATCGTGTGACGAATCTTGAGAATCAAAATAGTTCATAAGGGCATGCGCCGCGAAAGTATCAATGTTACTCATCGGTTTCTCCTTCGTCGTCGGATTTGGGCTGGTACAGGGTGTACTCGCAGTGCTGGGACACTTCGCAGCCGGCGCAGGTCCAGGACAGGGCCGAATCCTGGCAGGCGATGTGGTAGTCCCCGGTGGTCAGCTCCTTGGCGATCTTCCACAGCAGGCGCATGAGGCGCTCCTCATGCCACGGGTCAATAGCGAAGTCCTGCACGACGGGCGGGTCGGCCTTCATGGGATTGATCTGCGTCATGCGCCCATTACAGGGGTGGTTGTTCCAGTTCTTCAGCAGGTAGGAGTACACCAGGAATTGGATGTGGCGCCGGGGATCCGCGGCCTTCTGGCTTATTTTGTACTCCCAGAAGCCGTCCTCTGTGATGAGGTCGAGCGAGCCAGTCACCAGGAGCCGGAGCCCCTTGGCGTATTCGACCGTCACCTCGATGGCCTGCTCGATGTGCTCGGGTCGGTAGTCGGGGCGGGTCCTGATGTGCATGGAGTACAGGGTCAGGGCGTTCTTGAGGGTCTCCAGGGAGGTCTCGAAGCAATCCACGCGGCTCCAGGTGCCGTCGGTGCCTTGGATGGCCAAGGCCTGCATGAGCGGCGTTTTGGGCTTGGTTTTGTACACATAGGGCTTGTCGAAGCGGATGTTTCCTGTTTCGCTGGTAAATTCGGACTCCAGGTATTTCTCCGCGATGGCGTGGAGATCCTGAATGGGCGTCCAGAGCTTCTCGCCGGTGTCCCTCCACTCCTTGGCGTCGGTCGCCACCGTCAGATGGAAGGCTCGCCCCCTGAGCATCCGGGTCCAGACATTGCCCTTGAACGCCTTGCGGAGGCGGTACTGCTCGCCGCATCGCAGGAATGACTCCACGCTGGAGGCGCGGATTGAAACATCGCCTTGGTTCATGCTTTTCTCCTTAATAGGGTTAGAATGCAGGCGAAGATCAGGAACGCCAGGAGCACCAGCGCGTGTCTCATGCCCCGGGTCTCACGCAGGGGTTGCCGGCATTGCACGGGCAGGCGTAATCCTCGCCGTTGGCGCGGACGTAGTGGCCCTCCCCGCGGCGGTAGTCGGTTGTGATTTGCTCCGGGTCGCCTGCGAAAATTCGTAGCCGCTGGGCTGAGCGCTCCAGGTTAGCAAAAAACCGTTGCAGCCGGGCTGAAAGGTCGCAGTGCGGCGGGGCCTTCATAGAGATGCCCTCCCAGTCTAGGATGAGCCAGGAGGGCTGGACGTGCAGAGTGAACGTCTTGATGATGCCGCTCTCTTTGGGGTTCGTCATTCTGATTTTGATCTTGTCTGCCATACTCGTTTCATGCCTCCTCATTAAGATGGAAATAGGCGTTTATACAATTTTCGCGCCAATCTTCGCGCCCTGCAAACTTTGCGGCCATTCTCCAAATTCTGGCATAATTTTCGCTGCCCTCCTGAAATTCAGGATCTTTGTAAACATGCACATGGAGCCATGCGGAGGCGGTCCCCTTGCCATGTTTTACATTGGCGATAATTCCAGCCGCCTTTAGTCCTGATTTTACTGCCCTCGTTTCCTCGATTCTTTTCATGGCCGGTCTCCTTTTTTTATTTTAGAGCAGGAACATCCCGCACGTGATCAGCCAACCGACCACCAGCAGGGCGAGGCCGCCCAGGAGGAGCCGGAGGCCCTCCCGGACGGCGGACCAGGTGCGGCGGGTCACAGCGTCACCCACGAACGGTTGCCGGGTCATTTCCTCGGCCATGATGCGGCGTGCTTCCGGTGTGGCCTCAAAGTAGAGGTCGCTTTCGTGGTGGTCCAGCTTGGCACCGGTGGCTTTTATGCGGTCGTACAGTGTCATGGTCATTCCCTCCCTTCGGCCTCGAGTATTGCCCAGGAGGCGTCGAGGGCTTGGCAGTAGGAGCATTCGGCCGGGTCGTCCCCGCCGTGGCTCTCCTCCAGCCCCCCCTCCGCCGTGTTGTGCGCTTCTTTGAGACTGCATCCCAGAAGGGTTGGTAGTGGAAGGGGATATCGACCCAGATTTCCCCGGTCTGCTGGTCGATAAAATAGGTAGCCGTGGCGAGATAGTTCTGTAGTGTTTCGATGAAGTCCAAGAGTTCGGCGCGCTTGGCGCGGGTCGGTTTAGGCATGGCGTCCTCCTTCTAATTGCAGTTCGGTGGCGGCTTCAGCGTCGAGGTGCTGGCGGCCGGCGCGGGTCTGGTAGGCGTACTCGGAGCGGCTCAGGTCCCCGCTCCGGGCGTTCAGGTTGTCCCCACAGCGGCAATCGAGGGGGCCATAGGGGCAAAGGGCGCGCCGTGCGCGGTCAAGCGCCCTTTGCCGCTTCCCCTCCCCCTCCAATAGGAGGAGGGTTTGCAGCTTGGCGGGGGAGCATCGCAGGGTGTAGGTGGTGCCGTGGAAGAAATTGTGGAGGAGTATCATGCTGTCCTCCCCTCGGCCTTGGCGATGGCGGATCGAGCTTGCGCGATTTCCACCACCATGCAGGGGCAAAGATCGGCCGAGTTTACCCCGTTCTGCTTGGCAACGGCGTTGATATGTGCCTCCAATGCCCGTAAGGCATTTTCCAGGGCGGCCAGCAGGTCCGGGGCGGCGGCTATCAGGCGGGAGTCGTACACTGCATCAGCTTTTTTTCCGGGCCTGAAATGCGGGCCGGATACCAGGAAGTGGAATGCCCCACGGCCTTCCGCGTATCCATCGGCGGTACAGGTCCAGGGTCCGGGTGTATGGGCGTTCATAGTCTCCTCCGTTCCGCATAGGAAAACCAGCCCTCGGATCCCACGACGATGTGATCCACTACGGGCACTTGCAGGCGGGCGCCGAGATCCTTCATCTTGGCTGTGTAGGCGTCATCTTCGGCCGAGGGGGAGGGGGCGCCGGACGGGTGATTGTGGTAGAGAATGAGCTTAGCGGCCTTGCTTACGAGTGCAGGGCCGAAAATCTCCCGCGGCTCCACGGCGGCATAATTGGAGGTGCCCCGGTAGGGTCTCCAATCGCGGATTAGGCGGTTGCGCTCGTCGAGGAGGAGGACGCCCAGAAGCTCCTGCCGCTCGTTGGCAAGGGCCGCTTGGAGGTAGTCTCCAGCGGCTTTCTGGTTGTGTAGCAGATCCCCGCCGGGTTTGGGGGCGGCCGTTCGGCGTCCCAATTCCACGGCGGCGGCGATGCGTTCGGCGTGCAGGGGCGGAACCCCTGCGGATAGAAGGCCGTCGTACGAGCCCCATGCGTCCGATGGCATCTCGTGGACAGTTTGCGCGGTCCGCCAAGCGGCGCCACTACCCCCCAAGGTTGCGGCGATTAGGTCGGCCGTTGACTGTGTGCAGGGGCCGGTCGTGAGCATTTGCAGGGCGGTGGCGTTCATTTTGCGCCCCCCGCCGGGAGAATACAGCGGATCATATCCGGCGTGCCGCAATACCCACATCCCCCGATCCAATAGGGGAATTCGAGGGATTTCATCCGGCGCTCTGCGTGCTCCCAGTCCCCGGAGGGGGCGATTATCCGGCGACTGCCTCCGGCTGGCCAATCGGAGGGGGCGGTAATCGAGATCCCGTCATCGCGAATTTCGTAATCCCGCCATTGCCCGTCCGGGGATTTCAGGCTCGGGAAAGGGATGTGCATCCTATATATTCTGGTCATTTTGAGCCTCCCAGGTCAACCCCACCGCACAGGGTCGCGAAGTGAAATTTCCCCTCCTCCTCGCTGATCTCCACGCGGGCCGCACGGCATACGGTTAGCGCCTGCTCCTCCGTCTGGAGCTGTCCCCCAAACAGGGGGAGCGGTTCCGGCGTGACTTGGGCCAGGGCGGGGAGTAAGTCCCCCATTCTGGCGGTTTGGGTGTCTCGGTCGAAGCGATGCTTTTTCATTTGGTGCCTCCTATTATTAGGGCCTGCCGGTTGCCCGGTCAGGGTTTGCCAACTTCAGCACGGCCGCTCAATCCTGCCTCCCCCTGTGGGGGTGAGGGCTTATAGACGGAACGTATGCTGTGTCGCGGATGTGCTCGTGCTGTGTCTCATACCAATAGTATGCACTTTTAATTCTACAATGCCGAAATGTTGCAAGTAGTCGCGCCTCCCATCTATAGTGCCGGGAATAAAGGCACTTAAGCATGCCGATAATTAGGCGAAAGTAAAAGCGAATCTGCTGTAGATTTCCCCAAGTAGTAATATATTGATCGCACCAGGTCCTATTCATGCCGCCCGTCTCACTGCATCTATAGATTAAGGAGGGGGATGTGTGTTAGTGTCTGTCCCTCTGTCTGCCCTTTTCTACTTCTTGCTGTATTCAATGCTTTGAATATCTTGTTCAATTAATTGAATATGGGGATAAGGAGTCGCGCGTTTCGTCATCGCGGCGCCGCGATTGGGTCAAATGCCCCAACCATTGTCGGCATGCCGACATTTTCGCCTATGTTTCGCTGTAGATTCGGCCCAATAATTTTACATAATCCTGGTATCATACCGCGAGGCGCATAGAGTGAGGACACGCTCGACTGGTGTTGCAGGGGTAAGTTGTCATCGCCATGTGGTAATGTCCGATAAGAGCCGTTATGTAAAGCGGGATCAGGGGCGCGCAGGGGCTGACCGCGTAGGGCGCCCCAGGATCAACGATCTCCGCGCCTCCTGCTGTTCCTACCCTCGGGAGTGGGCGATGGAGGGCAGGTGATGGCAATGCGCCAGCAGGGCGATGGGCACGGCAGGGCGGACAGGGCATAGACGCGGCGGGCGGACGAAAGCGCACGCCGACCCCCATGCCCCCCCCCAGCACCCTTCCCACCGCAGGGGGACCACTACCCATATTGACCCTCCGTCTTCGGATTTCTTCTCATTTTTGAGAATTTTTGCGAAAGAAGGCGGGCGCCTAGTCGCGGCGTTCAAATTGGTGGTGTACCCGTTGGGGCCGAATGCCCATGGGATCACTCGCGCGGGGTGCCATCCCTTGAGTTCACAGAAGCGTCGGGCTACTTTTTCGAGGACTTCTTCGTTGAACATGGTGGTACTCCTTTTGTTTTGGGGTAGTTGTCTTTGACGGAGTATGATCTCCACCAGAACTCCGGCTTTCCTCGCTTTTGGATGACGACGAGGCCCCTCCGGACGGCACAGGAGAGGCAGTAGGAGCGGCGGCCGGTGCGGTAGTAGTAGTCGCCGCCGAACATGGAGGCGTAGCAACGTTCGGAGCAGTCGTGTTTTTGGCCGTTGCGTGTTTTGACGATGCCTTTGGTCATGGCGTCTCCTTTCGATTGTGATTCCTTTCAGTTGAGGTTGGTGATTGCGCCTTCGTGGCTTGGGAAGGGCGTGTCGGGCTCGCCTTCGACGGTGATGGGGTGCCCACAGAAGGGGCAGTGGGAGATGGGCTTGGCGGGGATGAAGCCGGCTTTGGTAAAGGCCTCGTCCATTTTCTGCATGATGGGGTAGAAGTCGTCGCAGCATTTGATCCAGCGTAGGGTCATGGCTTCTCCTTGCGCGGGCATTCATCCCCGCATCTGGGGCAGAGTCATACGGGGTTACCGCCGGAGTCCACGTCGGGGCGCATGGCGACGAAGGCGCAGTAGCAGATCATGGAGGGCAGGGGGCCGAAGAGGTCTTTTTGCTTTTCGCTCATTTCAGGTATCCCTTCTATTTGCACCACAGCCACCATTTGGCCACAGTGTCACAGGGATTGCCGTCCCATGCCAGCAAACTCATGCTTGTTGTATATTCAATACCCTCTTGGCCTTCGATGTGAACATTGCGGAGCGCCTCCAGCAGTTCGGTGAGGATGGGGGCGGAATAGAATGGGGGGTGTAGGGGGTGGGCCGTAAATCTGGTAATCAAAGACTGATTGCTGTCATACATGGGGAATATTGAAGTCGCGCTTTCCCTTTGCGGCCACCCCGCCTCTTTAAGCCGCTTCGCCATCTCGAAACTGACGGTGTGGTTCACTTTGGCGCCTCACATTCTTTGCATTTGGGCCATACGATTTTACTGTCTATGTATTTCCATACTTGGGCGTACTTGTCCATTTTCTTGCCGCACTCTGGGCAATAGCACCACATGCTTCCGGCGGTTTGCTCGCTTACGCTTTCCATTGCCTCGTACAGGTTCATTTCGGCACCTCCTGGGTTTTGGTTTTGCACTCCGCCTCCAGTGTGACAATCCAGCTATGCTCTGTCTCTACCACGCGGCTGACATGCGCGGGCGGGCATACGGCGCGGCGGAGCGTGGAGCATCCGCAGAGGGCGATGCACAGCAGGGCGAGGGTGAGGCGCTTCATGGCGCTATCCCCGGTTCAAAGTCATAACCTTCTGCGGCCAGTTTGGTTATCGCATCTTCTAATTTTGCGCCGGTTGCCCCCAAGATTTGCTCCAAGAACCATTGCTTATGATGCACTCCATCTGTCAACAATCCACAAATTGCAAGTCCGCATATTTTTCCCATGCGTTCACTACTCATGCGGCACCTCCTCATGCTGGTTGCATCCCGTCCACTGCGGTTCCACGCAGGCATTTATGCGGCGGCATACCCGCGTGCCCGGGCTGTAGAATCTGCATTCCGAGCATGGGCGTTGAGTGGGCTTCATGGCCGCCTCAATTCCGCGAGACATCTGGACAGGTCCAATGATGCGCGTTCGGCGGTTGCCGCCTCTGTGCAACGGTAACTTGCCATCGGATCAGTTTTCATTTTCGCCAAGGCGATTTCGGCGCGCTTCAAAAAGCGCTTGGCCTCATGGATGGCTTCCTGTAATTTTTTGTCGTTCACGGCTTGCTCCCGTCGGGGCGGGCGATGGTTTTGTAATATTCAATCTCCCCGTGTTTAGTGGTGAACTCATGCATGCTACAAATCGCCTCCCCATCCCCGAGGGCTTGGAGGGCGGCGTGGATAAGATCCAGCGACCGTCTCGCTTCTCGCTCCGAAGCACACGGGATTGTCAGATACCATTTGCCGAAAGTCTCTCCCACATTCCCGAATGATATTTGTACTGTGGCCGCCTGCGGCCACACCTTCACCGGCTCCGGCACCGGATAGCGCACATGGGTAAACGTCCCTGTGAAGGCAAACGTTCTGTCGCAACCGTCGCAATGAAAAGTAGATTCCGCCGACTTCGGCTTTTTGCAGTCATCACACAGTATTTTTCCATCGGGCATGACGGTAAGGTTCACTATGGCGCTCCTGCAATTCTCGCACCGTGCGGGACTTTCCTGCTCTGGCTCCGGCACCCAGCGGAAGATGTCGGGGTTACGCTCCATAACGTATGTTGAATGCCTGTGGCATGTTCGGCGAGTTGCAAACTCTGGTATTTCCGGAGATAAAAATTCCCACCATTGCGCGTTATTTGACATGTTTCGCAAAATTCCTTTCGTCCCCACCGGACAATCCGGCAGTGGTGATACCAGTTCCCAATAGCCTTGCTCGTTTTGCTTAGTCATACGATCCTCCTCAATAGGGCGAACATTTCATCCGCCTGTTCGGGCGCAAACTGGAACACGCGCCAGCCTAACTCCTGAGCCGCGTTCATTTTCTCCATGTCGCGGTAGTGGCCCTTGCCTTGATGCCCGCTTCGGGCGCGGCTCCAGATTGAGCCCTGAATTTCGATTGCGATTTTCCATGGGGGGAGCGCATAGTCGAATCGCCAACGGCGCGCGGCATGGAATTTGTATTCTTGTTCCCATGAGGCGTTAAGGTTTTTCAGCATGGAGAAAATCATGCCTACGGGAATTTTCACCTGAACGCCCCCCATGCCAGCGCCCCGCAGATCAAGCCCATGAGGGTGACGAGCCCCCATGCAATCCTGCCCAGGACGCGAGCCCTCCGCGTTGCGGGGGCGCGGTCAATCACGATCCGGAGTTCCACAGGGCACCTCCCCCTCGACGTGCAACCGCGTGCACAGCGGACGCGGGTACTGGCGACGGCGGTAGTCGCCGCGCAGGATGAGCCCGAGCGCAAGCGCGGCAGCGCCGCAGATGAAGCCAATGGCGAAAATGATTAGCTCCGGCATTTCACTCCTCCTTGCCCGCCGCGATTGTCGGGATAACACGCCGGATTGCGTTGGCGCAACGGCGATGCATTTCAACCCTGGCGGCGGCGGCGGCGGCGTCGGCGGCGGCGGCGGCGGCGGTGGCGGTGGCGGTGGTGGCGGCGGTGGCGTAGGTGGCGGCGGCGGCGGCGGCGGCGGCGGCGTCGGCGGCGGCGGCGTAGGTGGCGGCGTCGGTGGCGGCGTCGGCGGCAGCGGCAGCGGCAGCGGCGGCGACAGCGGCGGCGGCGGTGGCGTAGGTGGCGGCGGCGGCGGTGGCGTAGGTGGCGGCGGCGGCGGCGGCGGCGGCGTCGGCGGCGGCGGCGGCGGCGTAGGTGGCGGCGGCGGCGGCGTAGGTGGCGGCGGCGGCGGCCAGCACCTCCTCAATCGTCGCTTTTCCGACCGTCCACCGTTCCGTTGTGCGGATGCAATTTAACGGCATCGTTTCGCCCTTGGGCAAATAGGGTAGGGCGAGGCGGGCGCACTTGCATGCCGCCCGCACTATTTTTTTGTGATCCGTTTTCAAA